AATGAAATGAGACCAACATATGAGCCAGTACTTTGGGGAACAGGAACAGATAGAATCAAAGCTTATGGATATATGGTGAACAATGATTCTTATAGAGACCAATTAAATGTAAGAGCTGATTTTGGATTATTTGAAATCTCAAGAACTGATGACGATATTTCAGCAACTGCGGTTAGAAATGCTCTTTTAGCAAACGATGAAAAGGAATTTAAGAAATTAACTCCTAACGCAATTCACCCAATGTACAATGAATTAAAGTCAAAAATCGAAGATTCAATGGGTGTTGTTGCCGAAAATGTTTCAACAGAAATTATGACATTCGAACAGTTCATTAAAAAAGATATATAGAATAAATAAAATAATAAGATATTATGAATTTCAATCAATTTATAAATGAAGCCAAAAAATTCAAAATAGGTGATAAATGGGAATGGAACCATGTTGATGGTGCTAAAACCGTTGAGATTATCGAAATTAAGCCTAATGGAGATGTTGTTGGTAAAGTTGAAGGTACCTCAGATAATTTCATTGTTAGAGATGCTAATAAGTATTTAAAGAAAAAAGTGAATGAATCTGTTGTTAATGAAAAACTAGACAAAGCAGCAACTAAGAAAGTGGCTGAAACATTGGCAAAAGCAATTTCAAAACATGATGGTTGCAAATGCACAGTTAACATGAAATCTCTAGAAGAAGCTTCATTTGACCTAGACATTGATGGAGAAGAGTATGACGGAGGTTCATATTATATTAATGATAGTGAAGAAGTAGTTAATGCTGCCGTAACTCCACATGAAGTTTATGGAACTGTTAATTCTTCGGTTGAAGATTTTATCAAAGGATTAAAGAAGCCTGTAAAGGAATCATTTTTAGATGCATATGATAAAGATTCTGAAGAGTTAGACGAATCTAAAATTACAGTCAAAAGAAGATATACTGATAATCACCCAGCACACACTGTAGGTAAATTTGCTACTATTAGAAACAAAGTACTTGAAGCAATTAAAGATGGTAAAATTTCTAATGAGGAATTTAACAATATTGTTAAGGAAATGACTAAAGATTCTAGCAGATGGTTAAAAAGAAACGCACAGTATTTTAATGTATCTGAAGAAGGAATTACGCTTTCTAAGATAGGTATGCGAGTTTTAAACTCAATTACAGTTAATGAAGCTACAAAAAAGAATCCAGAAATTTGGGTTCCTGGTGGATTTGACAAAGAAATTGGAAAACATCCAAATGCAAAAATTACTAGAAAACTTGTATTAGATGCAGCTAAAAAATGGGATGTAAAACCTGAAGATGCAATCGCATATGTTGAATATGGTTGGATGGTTGACTTAGATGAAAATAAACAAAATAATAATATGAACAACTCAAAATTTATCTATGAATCATTCTCAGAATTCATTGAGAATAGATTAAACGAAAACGATGAATCACTTTTAGAAGCGATTAAGTCTTCAATCCTATCAGGATTCATTAGCATGTATGCTGCTCCAAAGGATTTATTCAAAGCGTTTTATCAATATACCAAAGCAGATTTAAATGCAATTGAAGATGCTGATTTTATTGAAATGGCACCAAGCGAAGCTTACAAATCTAAAAATTTAGGTGCAGCTATTGTATTCTATGTTTCAAGAAATGAAAAGGTAAATCCATATGCATCAGCTGAAGGTTATAGTAATGGAATGATTCCTGGAAATGCTTTACTTGCAATTGCAAATGGTCAAAATGAATTCTTTGCATTAGAATTTGGTAGATATAACCATGCATATGACAGCAAAGGTAAAAGACATAGAATTATGGCTAATGTTGGTAAAGATGCAAATAGAAAAGATACTGCAGGTATTAGTAAAGATTATAAAGGATGGAACGCATCAGGTCTTTCAAATGTAAAAAGAATCTCTGAAGTTGCCGATGTTGCTTACGTTTTACCAATGGATGTTATTAGAGCTAAATATAGCACTGAAGCCATTAAAAGACAAAGAGAAGAAGCTAAAAGAGGTGCAACTGCCCTAATGGACCCTAGAAAAATTAAAGATGAGAACATCGCTAAATATAAAGAAATCTTAGCACAAAGATTGTTAAACAAAGATGAGGCAATCGATAAAGAGGTTGAGAAAGTAGTAACAGGTGTTAATCAATTTATTATGGATGGATTTGCAGCTAAGCAAATGTCGCAATACGGTGAGATTATTTTGGGTCGCGATCCTAAAGGTAGAGAAATTCGTGTAAGTGATGCTACTAATTATCTTAAAAATGTTTTAGAATATTATGCAAAATATGTTAATGCTGCAAACGCATTAGAAACTGCAAAATCTAAAGGAGAAGATAAATGGGAAGTCGACTACCAAGAGAAAGAAATTAAACGATATACTCTTTCGACAAGAGAATACTTAAAAAAATGGAATGATAAAACTCCAAATATTGCATGGTAATTATGAAGCATGTTAAACTATACGAGGAATTCGTAAATGAAAAAGTATACAGACTTACTGGTATGTATGGATCAAAGGGTATCATTGGTAAAGTGATGCAGGCTTTTAAAAAGGAAATTGAAAGAGTTAAATTCGAAGGTGATGCTGAAGATACTTTAAAGGAAATTAATGATGCATGGGAGGATTTCAAAAAAGATGGTATTAAAATCATTTTAGCAGACGTTAATAAGACAGTTAAACACATGGAAGATGTTGTATATGTTCATGCTGCTGGATTTGCTGGAACTGGAACGTGGGTTGCAGATACAGTAAATAAATTAAATAGCCCAGGTGCATCTACATTATATGTTTGTCTTGATAAAGAATTCGTAATCAACGTTGGATTTGCTGATGATGTTGATGCTGGAAAATACTCTAGAAAACTTGGTGGAATGACAAACACTGCAATCGCAATCGGCGAAGATATTTATGGTGCATTCGATGCCGAAATTGGATATAATAATGTCGAGATTAGAGGAAACGAATTTATGAATATTGACGCAAAATAAAATTAATAATTATGCCAAGTACAAGTAAATCACAACAAAGACTGATGGGTATGGCCTACTCTCTTAAAAAGGGAGAAATGGATCCAAAGGACGCAAGCCAAGAAGTCAAGGATCTAGCTGATTCAATGACACTTCAACAATTGAAAGATTTTGCATCTACCAAACATGAGGACTTACCTGAAAAGGCAGATGAAAATCTAACACCTGCAAATATTGGAGGTATGGGAGCAACTCTTTTACCAACAGCAACTCAACCAGGTTCAGGAGATATTTTATCAGGTCCTGGAGACGCAGACGAAGAATATAAAAAGAAGCGTAAAAAGTTTCTTAAAACATTTGAACAATTTATAAATTCATAACTCTAGAAAGGAAGTGAAACAAAAACGAAAGGCTCAGTATAATTACTGAGCTTTTTTAATTTAAATAGTATGCAATATCTTTTTAGACCTGAAAATTGGAGCGAGTGGTCAAAACTTGCAGTTGAAAAAATCAATAAGGTAATAGATTCATGCGAATCTAAAGAACATCTTGATGTTGCAAGAACAATGATTTCTAATTATGTATTTATTACAGCATTGGAAGATGGAACTGACGAGAAGACCCTAGAAGATATTATGGAATTGTTTTGGTTTAAATTAGATTTAAAATCAAAATTAATTTCTCAAAAATTTGAAACAAAAGAAACTCAATTAGTATAATTTAAGAATTTAAAAGAAACATTATGAAATTTGTAGACGCTTTAAGACAAGAGGACATGGTAACAGAAAACGGAATGGCAACAAACTCAACTTCATTGAGTGCATGTGTTGACCTATTTTTTAATATTGGTGCACTTCGAGGCCAAGATAAAACCCGTCTAATCTCTAATTTTTCTAAGGCGTTTAATGAAGATCCTAAACGTGCAATGAAAATTTTGTTTTGGGCACGCGATGTGCGTGGTGGAGCTGGAGAGCGTCAAATCTTTAGAGATGTGATGGCTTATTTAGCAGAAAACCATGATTTGGCTCTTAAACCAAATTTACACTTAATCCCAGAATATGGTCGTTGGGATGACTTACTAACACTTGTAGGAACTCGTTTGGAAAATGACGCATTCACATTAATTTCAGATGCTTTAATCGCTGAAAATGGTTTATGTGCAAAATGGATGCCACGTAAAGGATTTGTAGCTGAAAAGTTACGTAAATTTACAGGTATGTCTCCAAAGCAATATCGTAAATCTTTAGTTGGTTTGACTAATGTTGTTGAAACTAAAATGTGTGCCGGTGAATGGGATTCTATTGAATTTGGTAAATTACCATCAGTTGCCTCAGCGCGTTATCAAAAAGCTTTTGGTAAAAATGCATACGAAAGTTATTCAGCGTATATCCAATCTTTGGTGAAAGGTGAGGCTAAAATTAATGCAGGTGCAGTTTATCCTTACGACATTACAAAATCATTAAAACACGGAAAGTGGGAAGTTGCTAATGAGCAATGGAAAGCTCTTCCAAACTATATGGAAGGTTCTAATGAAATGTTGTTACCTTTGGTTGATGTTTCAGGTTCAATGGAAACTGCAGCAGGTGGAAATCCAAATGTGACTTGTATGGATGTTGCAATTTCATTAGGTCTTTATATTTCTGAAAGAAATGAAGGTGCCTTTAAAGATGCATTTATTACATTTTCAGATAATCCACAGTTACAAGTATTAAGTGGCTCATTAAAGGATCGCTACACACAGATGGCAAGAGCCGATTGGGGAATGTCAACGAATCTTGAGGCAGCCTTTAAGCTGATTTTAAATCAGGCCACTAAACATAATTTATCCCAAGATGAGATGCCAACTAAATTGTTAATCCTATCGGATATGGAATTTAATTATGCAACTCGAACTAGCAGTTGGGGAAATGAAACAAAATGGAATCCAACGGCTCAACAGATGATTGAAAAAATGTATGTGGATGCAGGTTATAAAATGCCTCAAATCGTTTACTGGAATATTCAATCAAGAAACGGTGGAATTCCAGTTGCATTTGACAAACAAGGAACTGCATTAGTAAGTGGATTTTCACCAGCAATTATGTCTTCATTAGTTAAAGGTGAAATCACATCACCTCAACAAATTATGGATGATACTATCTTAGGCGAAAGATATTCTCAAATAGTCTAAGATATATAATAAAAATAATATAGAACGATGAAGCATATTAAATTATTTGAACAATTCTTAAACGAAGGTTCAATTTGGAAAACAAATGATGGTTTAGGAATTAATCAATTAACTGCTAAATCTATTAACTCAGACATTAAGAAGATTATTAAAGCAAAAAACACAATTGAAGGTAAAGATGGAAACATTCTTACCGATGATAAAGGAAACATTGTATTTTTTGAAGTAACTTCGATTGGAGAAGAAGTTGCAAAAGAACTTAAAGGTTCAGTTGTAACAAAAATTGAAACTAAAGATGGTTTAACACACTCTGCATCTTCTAGAGGTGGAGTAATGATAACTATCTAATAATAAAATTGGTTCCTTACAGCAACACATATCAATATTTATACAGTTAAGCAAATAAGGAAACGGAACCAGGTGGATCGGTACAGCAAAAAGTACACAAACTATGACAGAGGTCTGGAATAAAGTGGAGTTTTAGAATGGTTCGCCCTCTAAAATGTTGAAGCTTCAGACAAGGTGAAGACTAACATCGAAAATAGTCAAACGTCATACCACCCCAAATAGGAAGTAAGTAGGATGGGTCGAAGGTTTAGTAGACGCTCGCGAAAGCAAAGGCCGAAGACGTAAAAGAGGGTTATTCCGCCGGGAAGAAAATCACGAACAACGATCCCGTAAAAATTAAATCCCATAGCAATATGGGATTTTTTTATGTAAAGTTCACAGTTTTACGAAACATTACCCATAAATTTTATATAATATCTAAACAATAATCATATGAATATTTTAGAAGAAGCTAATCAAATAGTAAATCACAGATCTGAAGAAGCAGATCGTAATTATGGTCCTTTCTCAGAAGGAATGGATAGAGCTGCCATGATTTTTCAAGGCATGACTGGAATTGAAGTTACAGGTGAACATATGTTTAAAGCACTTGTGGCTCTTAAGTTTTCTCGCGAATCTTATAATCACAAACGCGATAATTTATTGGATGCAGTTGCATATATTCAAGGCTTAGACAACTACATTAACGAAAATTCAAAATAACATGAAGATTCTATTTACAGGCTGTACTGCCAAACAAACTGACGATGATGCATGGAAACGTGCAAGAGTAAAACGTATTGATGATAGTTCTATTATCTGCAACTCACTTAGAAAGCAGGGTTATCAAGTTGACAGAAAAACTGTTAAATGGGGAGATGACCTTTCAGAATATGGATTGGCAATTGTAGGACTTGGGCAATTTGGTTCTAACAACTATTCGGGAGAAATCTTTAATGCAATATATGCACTAAAGAATGTTAAGAATGTAATCATTTTTCATGAAGATTGGAAAATCGATGGAACTATGAAATCATGGACATCAATGTTAAATGAAGAGGTATTTAACAAATCAATCTCTAAGAAATGGAGTGATGGTAGACATTTTTATGGAGGTGTTGGCAATCCAAATTTCAATCCAACTGAGGCAATGGAAATTATTCGTAAGGTTGTGGATGGAGAATTTGAAAATGCACTAATTCCTGCATTCGACTGGGGTAATAAAGAAAAGGTTAGAGATATTATTAAAGCTAAAAATATTTTTAATATCGACCTAACTCCTTATGTGTTAGAGGATTGGAATATTAGCTTAGAGGTTACTCCTCAACCCAAAGAACGTAAACATATGCTGGCATCTCTTGTTGACCACAGACCATGGGTACGTAGAAATAAATTAAAATGGCCAGTTGATTATTTTGGTGCAAAGAGTATTAAGGAGGCTCGTCAACTTGCAACCGAAACTGATGTATTTGAAGCTTGTGGAAAATATTGGGGAATTCTTTGTCCTGAATATCCACATGCAGGTTCTGGTTGGTTCAGAATCAGATGGATTTATGCTGCAATCCAGCAATCTGTATTATTATCCTCTCCTAAAGACCTAGAGGCACTCGGTCTACCTGTGGTAAACATTGAGACTTTAAGTGATAGTGAATTGGCTAATTACGCAAAGTCACAGGCAGACACTGTATTGTCTTATATGTGGACTAAAGAAAAGTTCGATACGAAGGTTGATGAAATTGTAAGCACTTTATGTGATTCATTGACAAAAAACAAAGAGGCAAATACATCAAAAACACTTAAACAAAGCGCTCTTTTTTAATAAAAGAATAAATAAATTTATTATGGCAAATATAGACAATGAATGTAAAGATTTAGAAGTAAAAGACTTCTATAATGATTCCACAACACACTTAGCCGATATCATGGAAAACCAAAAGAAAATGCAAGAGCAAACTTATGGTTTTAAATTTGAAGATATGACGATTAGAGAAGTAATGAACTTCTGGCATGTAAATACGCATGCAGTTATTGACGAAATCCATGAAATGACAGATGCATTAGGTGGAATTAAAGATGGTGATGGTAACGCGGTTTGGAAATACTGGAAAAAAGCACATAGCAAATATGAAACTATGAAAATTTCCGACCTATCTGAAGGTGATAAAAAGGAATTGTATATGGAATGGGTAGACATTCTACATTTCTTTATTAATTATGCTGCATCAATTGGATTAGATGCAAAAACAGCATACAATTATTATTTCGCAAAAGCAGAGGAAAACGTTAATCGCCAAAAAAACAACTATTAATGATATTAGATATCGAACAAAGAGAAAAGGATATTATTATCTCTTATTTTAATGAAAAAGGTGAAGTAGCATTCAAACAATATCCAGTTGACAAATTCCAAAACTGGTATGTATGTGATGACAAAGATAAAGCTGCGAGCACTCAATATAAAAATTGGGATGGCCGCAGTGTAAAATTAGGATATGGAAAACAATACAACAAGTTTTCCATTCTATATTTTATGGATTCTCTATCTGAAAGAGATAAAGCAGACCTAAGTGCTTACAACATGCCAAAGACATACTTTGTCGATATTGAAACTGAAATCGTTGATGGATTTCCAAAGGCTGAAGAGGCTAAAAGTAGAATCCTTTCATTCTCAATTATCACACCAGATCGTAAAGCAATTGTATTGGGTCTTGAAGACATGGATTCTGAAAACATTAAGAAAATTCAAGATGATACAAATGAGTACTTTAAAGATTTCGACATGGATTGGGAATTTAAGTACCACAAGTTTAAATCTGAATATGATATGGTGTACACATTCTTGATGAAGTTCTTACCTAAATTTCCAATGATGACAGGATGGAACTTTATTAACTATGACTGGCAATATATTGTAAATCGTTGTAAAAGATTACAGATTGATATTACAGAAGTTGGAATGACAAACGCAGTTGATAAAACAGATCAAAGACCACTACACATTGGAATTCTTGACTACATGCAATTATATGATAAATATGACCGCTCTGTTAAGGTAAAAGAATCTAATTCATTGGACTATGTTTCAAGCCAAGTCTTAAATGTGAATAAGATTAAATTCACAGGTTCATTACAAGATTTATATAGAGATAATTTTACAAAGTATATCTATTATAACGTAGTCGATTCTGTATTGGTTTATTATATTGACCAGAAATTAAAATCGATGGAAGTACTTTTAACGCTGGCAAATATTACAAACATGCCATTGTATAAAGCAAGTTCTCCAGTGGCAGTTACTGAAGCTATTATGGCAAGAAAATTGGCAGAGCAAGGCATGCGAATTGGAAGCGAGGAAAAAATTGATGGACAAAAAGATGGTCAATATGCTGGAGCCTTTGTAAAGGAACCGATTCTTGGATTCTATGAAGGTGTAAGTGCATTTGACTTTGCTTCCCTATATCCTTCAATTATGCGACAGTTTAATATTTCACCTGATGCATATATTGAAAAAATAAATAGAAGCGAAATTCCAGAACGCAGAAAAAACAAAGAAGTTATTGTGTGCGATAACGGTGTAGTTTACAATACTGAAGATTCAATTCTTAGAAAAATTTTAAGTGACCTTTATGCTCAACGTAAAGATTATAAGAAAACATCGTATGAGTATTACACTAAAGCTGACCAGTACAGAAAATTACTAAAATAACAATTATATATAATTAACAAAAATAAAAATTACACACATGACTGGAAATATTTTTGAAAAGCGAATCAATATTTTACCTTATGAATATCCATCTCTACTTGCATTTAAAGATGCAATTAGACACTCATATTGGATTCATACTGAATTTAACTTTACATCAGATATTGATGATTTTAAAACAAAGGTTAGTGATTCTGAAAGAGAAGTAATTAAACGTGCTATGTTGGCAATTGCTCAAATCGAAGTTAATGTTAAAACTTTTTGGGCAGATCTTTATAAGAGAATGCCTATCACCGAAATCGGAGATGTTGGTATGACATTTGCTGAATCTGAGGTAAGACATAAGGACGCATATGCACAGCTACTTAGAATTCTTGGTTTAGAGGAAGAGTTTAAAGATGTTGTTGAAATTCCAGCAATCAAGGATAGAATTGCATATCTATCAAAATATCTAGACGGAACTAGAAGTAAGGACAATAAAATGTATACAAAATCTGTATTGTTATTTTCATTGTTTATTGAACATGTTAGTTTATTCAGTCAATTCTTGATTATGATGAGTTTTAATAAAGAGAAAAACTTATTTAAAGGTATTTCAAATGTAGTTGAAGCTACCAGTAAAGAGGAGGAAATTCATGGAAACTTTGGTTCTGAATTAATTAACATTATTAAAGAGGAAAATCCTGAATGGTTTGACACAGAATTTGAAAACTTAATTGACTCAGCTTGTAAAAAAGCCTATTTGGCAGAGGTTAAAATTCTTGATTGGATTTTCGAGCATGGCGAACTTGAATTCCTTTCAAAAGAAACAATCAAACAATTTATTCAAAACAGATTCAATAACTCTCTACAAAGAATTGGTATGAAACCAGTATTCGATGTTGATTTTGTTGAAATTGAAAAAACATTATGGTTTGATGTAGAGGTTACAGCAACAAAAGAGGGAGACTTCTTTTACAAAAAACAGATTGATTATAATAAAAAGAGCAAATCAATCACAGAAGACGATTTATTTTAAAATTAAAAAAAACAAAAGAACTAAATGGAATACGAAAGATATTATTGGCTAAATGATGAAAGCCGATTGTTTTTATCTAGAGGTTATATTAATGAAACCCCTGAGCAAAGACTTAAAGACATTTCTAATATGGCGGAGAGATGGTTAAAAATTGAAGGATTTGCGAAGAAGTTTGAGGACTACATGGCAAGAGGGTTTTACAGTTTATCCACACCAGTTTGGATTAACTTTGGAAAAGACAAAGGACTTCCAATTAGTTGCTATGGTAGCAATGTTGATGACACATTAGATAGTATCTTAAACGGAAGTAGAGAAATTGGAATGATGTCGAAATACGGAGGTGGAACTTCAATTTTCTTAGGAAATATTAGAGCAAGAGGCACACGAATTTCAACAGGTGGAACTGCAGATGGTCCTGTTCACTATGCAAGAATGTACGATACAACAGTAGATGTATGTAAGCAATCGGAGGCAAGAAGAGGAGCATGTGCAGCATGGTTGCCAGTAGAACATAACGATATTTTAGAATTCTTGGATATTGGAATCGAAGGAAACCCTATTCAAAACCTACAATATGGAATTACAGTAACCGACCAATGGTTACAAGAAATGAAAGATGGTGATGTAGATAAACGTAAAATCTGGGCAAAAATAATTCAAAGAAGATCTGAGTTTGGATTTCCTTACATCATGTTTAAAGACAACTCAAATAATAATTCACCATACAAAGAATTAGGACTTGATATTACTGCAAGTAATCTTTGTTCTGAGATTCAATTACCAACCGATTCTTTTAACTCATTTGTATGTTGTTTAGGTTCATTGAATTTATTACATTGGGATGAGATTAAAGAAACTGATGCAATCGAAACTTATATTCTTTTCTTGAATGCAGTAATGGATGAGTTTATTCATAAATCATATAACATGCCAGGTATGAAACGTGCATGGAGATTTGCAAATGACCATAGAGCATTAGGGTTAGGAGTACTTGGTTACCATTCACTTTTCCAATCAAAATTAATTGAATTTGAATCGTTAGAGGCAAAACAATTAAACTATGAAATCTTCAAAACAATGAAGGAAAGAAGTGAAGAGGCTTCAAAATGGTTACATGATGAGAAAGGTTATAAATCAATTCGCCCTGGATATGCAAACACTACAATGATTGCAGTTGCTCCAACAAAAAGTAGTTCATTTATTCATGGACAAGTAAGTATGGGAATTGAGCCAATTAAATCTAATTACTTTATTAAAGACTTGGCAAAAACAAAAACGATTTATAAGAATCCATTCTTAATTAAAGAACTTGAAAAATATGAATTGAATACACCAGAGGTTTGGGAAGGAATCTTAAAACGCGATGGAAGTGTACAACATCTAGATTTTCCAACCAAAGAAGTATTTAAATCTTTTATTGAAATTAGTCCAAGTGAGATTGTTTTACAGGCAGCTCAACGCCAACAATTCATTGATCAATCTCAATCTCTTAATTTAATGATTCACCCAAGTGTACCAGCTAAGGATATTAATCAATTATATTTGAAAGCGCATGAATCTGGAGTTAAGACACTATATTATCAATTTAGCCAAAGCTCAGCACAATCATTCGCAAGAGATATTCTTGAATGTGCAAGCTGTGAGGCTTAACAATACGGCAATCTGAAACATGATTGCATTTTAGGACCGGGACTAGTTCACGGAAAGTAAGGCAGGGAATTCGCTACTCCCTGCCTTTTACGTAAATTAAAAGGATATATAATAAAATAATCTAAAATATTTTCATATATCAAATAAAATGATTATATTTGTAAAATAAAAACATAATAATATGAAACACATTAAATTATATGAAGAGTTTGTAAATGAATCAAGTGAAGAAAAAATAGCGCAAGATATTTTGCAAGATCTTTTAGGAGAACACGATCCATGGGAAATTCAAGAAATGCAAGCTGAAGAGGCTGAAGAAACTGTTGATTCTTATGGACATAAAGGTTCTAAAGCTAAAAAGATTGCAGCTGCATTATTAGACCTTGCACAATCTGGTGCATTTGAATCTAAACTTCATGAAAATTCTAGTCCAAAACCAGAAATTCTAGTAAAATTATTCAAAGAATTAGCTAAAGCCAAAAACGTAGAAAAGGTAATTTGGGGATATGATGATTCTGAAGAGTTTCCACATATTGTTCACTTTGCAAGTGGATTAGAATCAGAAGCACCAAGACACGAAGGAGAATTGGAAGAGTTTTCATTCTACTTAAATGATGATGGTAAAACTATCTTAGGTATTTATGATTTAAGTGGAAATGACCAAGAATTAAAAACAGTTAAAGATGCTGTTAATTGGTGTAGAGCAAATGAAAAACAAAAATAATAATATGAAACGCATTAAATTATTCGAACAATTCGTTAATGAGGAAAGTGCATTAAACCTACCAGAAGGTATGGAGCAATTTCAAAAGGATGAAAAGGAAGAAGGCAAGAAAGCAGATATTTACTTAGCTAAATTTGATGGTAGAAGTTTCAAAGCTCAAACTACTGATAAGACATGGGATGATGGAGTTCCTGTTACTAAGAACTTTACAAGAGGAGGATATAAAAGTGTTAATCCAAAGGGAGAACATTACATTATAGAAGGAGATACCTTTTGGTATTTTAGAGTAGGTAAAATGTGGTACGCTGTTAAGATGGCAGACTATGGAACCCCTCCATTTGAATATTAAAAAAACAAAACAAATAACAATGAAACAAATAACAATGAAACATATTAAACTATTCGAACAATTCTTAGGGGAGAAAATGTTAGCAAAAGATTTAAAAAAATTAGCAGTTGAAATATCATTAAAAATACCAAGTCTTCCTGGATTTACAAAATTTAAATCAACCGCTGCTAAAACGGAGATTAACGATCGTCTGGTATCTTTTAGTATTCCCGACGCTCCTAAATTATCTAACATCGGAAATTTTAAGGAAAACTTCATGAGACTAAATAGAAATCAAACTAGTTTTATAGAATTTCGTAATGATGAAGGAGTTCAATTATTTCGAATAGTATACGTCATCAATCGACGAGGTAAAGGTTTATATGGAAATACATCAGTAGACTATACCAACAGTTTTCAAATTATAGTAGGAGATAACTACAAGGTAATTTCTCCAGTAATGTCAATGATTCTTCCTGATGTTATCGATACGGATGCTGCAGAAGTTTTTAAGGATCACTTAAATAAAGCTTTAAATTCTCCTGGTTTTGTAGAATTAATTAAACAATACGCGGAAGCCGTTAAGGCAGTTAACAGTTAACCCCTCCTCATGATAGAATCGGAGGACCGACTCATAAGAGTTTCAACCTGTCAGTAATGACAGGTTTTTTTATGTGAAACAAAATCATATTTTTGTTTATAATACTTAAATAATTTAAACAAAAAATATGAAAATTAAAATTGACAAAGTAGACCAAAACAATTTCATCGGTTTTGTGAATAGACTTAAGGTTATTGATACCTTTATTTATTTTAAAATTAAGGATGAAGTGGTACAAGCTTCTGCGTATTTACCACAAAGAGATGCAGTTAAACATCACAGAGTTCCTGTAAGCCATGTATTCCAAATGGAAGATGGAGCTTTAGAGGCAGCAGGTTCTAAAGAATTAAAAATTGCTTTCTTTGATGCTTCTAAATTAACTGATGCATTTAAACAATTCGAATTTGGAAATGTTCGTGCTGAAATTGAATTCGTAGAAAACGATGAAGATTTTGTAGCAACTGAATTTATCGTTTACAATGACGAATTAGAAATTAGATTGGCTTGTTCAGAACCTTCATTAGGTTATAAAGATCTTACGGATGCTCAAATCCAGGCAATCTTTAACATTGACGCAGCAAACTATGTATTTGACATGGACTACACTGCAATTTCAAAAGTACGTTCATTATTTGGATTGGATAAAGAGGAAACATTCTCTATCACAACAAATAATGATGGTGTAAGAATGAAAGGAAAAACTTACAACTACTTAGTAACCGATTCTTTCCAAGGAACAGATGCATCTGAGGTTACTCTTTTCAAAAAATACTTAAATCTATTAGACAAAGAAGATTATTCAGCAAATGTTATGGATAATCGAGTTGTTCTACGCTCTAAAGATTCAGAAACTCTTTTAACAATCGCTACTTGCCAAAACGCAGAATAATTTATGACAATCGATGAATTAATACTAAAACCAGAAGAAGATCTATCACAGGAAGAGATTAAAATCCTGGTTGAGCATTATTCAACATTGTCTGCTAAATATACCGCATATGAGCAAGCAGTAAAAGTAATGCTTAACTCAATCTATGGTGCATTTGGTAATAAGTGGTTTCACTTTTTTAATATAGACATCGCAGAATCGATTACTTTACAGGGTCAATCTGCGATTCTATATTCTGAAAAGATACTTAATAAGTATTTTCAAGAATTTTGGCATAAAGACAAGGCAGTACATGATTTTTTTAATGTTAAAGTTAAAAATAAACTAGTAAGACCTTCCGTTGTTTATATCGATACCGATTCTTGTTATGTGCAGTTTGAGGAAATGTATGAATCCATTGAATGGCTTGATGATAAATTGACAATTGACCAATTTATTATGAAGCTGTACAACTTTAGGCTTAAAGAATATATCTTTAAGTGTATGGAAAAATACGCCGAAGCCACAAACACTGAAAACTTCCTTGTGTTTGAGTTGGAAACAATCGCATACTCAGGAATTTGGTTGGCTAAGAAAAAATATTTGCAAAACATTGCTTGGGAAGATAAAATTGGAATCGATGAAAGATACCCATCACTTAAGAAAATTAAGACGATTGGATATGATACAATCCAAAGTTCCACACCTGCTATTGCAAGAAAGCACTTGACTGAAGCCTTAAAATTGATTCTTTCAGAAAAACCAACAGCATCATTGCTTAAAAAATTGGTTGACTATTTAAAACAATGTAAGAAGGAATTTCAATTGGCAAGCATTGACGAAATTTGCTTCAATAAAAGAACAAACAATATTGAAAAATATATCGTAGATGATACGATTGAATTCCAATATGGACTTAAATGTCCACCTAATGTTAAGGCCGCCGGATTTTATAACTTCTTAATGAATCAAAATCCAAAGTACAAAAACAAATATAAAATGATTGGTAATGGTGAAAAGCTAAAACTATATCATTGTAAACATGCAACTTGCGAAATTTTTGCATATCAACCAGGTTCACATCCTTATGAAATTGCACCACCAGTAGATTATGAGTTGCAGTTTGAAAAAAGTGTTATTGACCCTTTAAATCGAGTTTTGGTTGCAGTTGGGTTACATACATTAAACAGAAATTTAATTTACTCAACATCATTATTTTAATTATGGATATTAATATTGAAAACCTAGACGAAGAACAATTATCTTATGTTAATCACTATAAGAGAATTAACCAAAGGCTTGAAACCTTACAGAAACAAATGACAATAATCCAGCACGAGGCAAAGGGTTTAATCGATGAATTAGAGGAATTGAGAATTAAAGAAAATAAAAAATATAACAAAGACAATGGCAAAAAATAATTTTACATTTGACGATTTAAACAAAGAATTGGCGGAATTAAATCCACTTGGTTCTGTGATGGAAAAATCTGATTTCTCAGGAGTCACTGAATGGATTCATACTGGAAATTTCCACTTGAATGCATGCGTGAGCGGATCCTTATTTGGCGGTTGGCCAAATAACCGTTCATGCTCTATTGCAGGTCCTTCAGGAACAGGTAAAACATTCTTAATGTTAAATTCTGTTAGAGAAGCAATTAATATGGGTTATAATGTAATCTATTATGATTCAGAAGCAGCAGTTGATAGAGAACAAATGGAAAAATTCAGCATTGATACTTCTAAGGTAAATTATCAACCAATCAATACTGTACAAGAATTTAGAACTTCAGTAACTTCAATTACTAAAAAATTACAGGAGGCAAAACGTAAGGGTGCTGAAATTCCAAAAATCATGATTGTATTGGATTCTGCAGGTAACTTGGCAACTGCAAAGGAAATTGAAGATGCGGCAACAGGTAGCGAAAAGGCAGATATGACCAGATCAAAAATCTTAAAATCTATCTTTAGAATTATTATGACTCCATTGGCTGATTTAAAGATTCCTTTCCTATTCACAAACCACACATACATGACACAGGATTTTATTGCACGTCAAGTTGCGGGTGGTGGAACAGGACCTGAATATGCTGCATCAATTGTACTTATGTTAAATAAAGCTCAATTAAAAGATGGAGCTGACAAAGTAGGAATTGTAGTTACTGCAAAACCAGATAAAAATAGATTTGCAAAACCAACTCCAATCAAATTCCATTTACACTTTACAAAAGGTATGAATCCATATGTTGGATTGGAACAGTATGCCACATGGGATATCTGTGGAATTACAAGAGGAACTATTGAAAAGGGTGTTAAAATTCCAAAAGCAACAGCGCGTGGATGGATTTGTGAACACCTTGACGAAGTAGTTTCAAACGCAGAATTCTTCACCGAAAAGGTATTTACACAAGATGTATTAAAAAGAATTGATGAGTATATTAAACCCTTGTTTAATTACAATACAGAAGATTCATCAATTGATCGAGACATTGAACAATTATTGGACATTGAAAATGATTAATTATGGAGTTGAATCTTTTTAAGATTGATGAAGATAAACTACCTATAAAATATGTTTTAGGCATTCAGGAGGAATTGGAAAATTTCCCTGATGCCTTTGACATTATTCATTTATACGTGGTCGAAAGCATCAATAGACCAAACAGACCAAGATACACATTTTCAAAAGCATCATTGTTAAAATATCATGCAAAGGGAAATGTTGAAAATACAGAAAATGGAATTGAGCAGGCAATTAATTTAGGTTTGATCGAGCAAACCAATTTTGAAGAGGGTAAGGAATCATACACAATTAAAATCAATCCTTTCCAATAAACTAAGTACAATACTTCTATATAATTCCTAGAAAAACAACAATACATGAAATTCGGACAAGATTTTGAAACAATATTCTTTAAATTATCTTTGGCAAAACCAAAATACTTAGAGAAAATACATAAAGGCTTTTACACATCAGACGAAATAGATACAATGCATTTTCTTGCAACAAAGTTTTATGAGAAATTCCATGAAACTCCAAAGGCAGAGCAAATGAAAGTTCTTGTACAAAGTCCAAAATTTAAAGGTAAAGTAGAAGAGTCAATCATTGATTTGGTTTATAATAAAGACCTGACACAATTTGACGAAGAGTGGTTACAATCAACAGCAGAGGCTTGGATTAAATGGAGAACATTTGACACAACCCTGATTGACACAATTGAATACATCAAAACAACTGAAGTTACTCCAGATAATGCTGATTCTATTATCTCTAAGGTTAAGACCTTAATCAATGATAGAAACTCAATCGTATTTAACTCAGACTTAGGATTGGACTTCTTTAATCCAGATGACCATGGACATGAAGGTCGAGCAAAGATTTCAAGCGGTTATTCATTTCTTGACAGATTATTAGGTGGAGGTTATGACAAAGACGGTTCATTGGTAGTTTATGTTGGAGAGCAAAATATTGGTAAGTCCATTTATCTTGCAAATGATGCTGCAAACTTTGTAAAAATGGGAGTTAACACTGCATTCGTTTCAGCTGAGATGGCAGCCCACAAAGTACTTAAAAGAATTGGAGCAAACTTACTTACAATTTCAATGAATGAGTATGATGAAAAGGCAAAGAACAAGGAACTAATCAAACGAAAACTTGAAAATGTAGGTGATGGTTTAACTCCTCCAGGACAATTATTCGTAAAACAATTTCCAACATCACAAGCAACTGTATTGGATATTGAAGCCTACTTAAAACAAATTGAAGAGGAAAGAAAAATAAAATTAGGTTGTATTGTAATTGACTATATTAACATTCTAGCAAACTACAGAAATCCAAACTCTGAAAATATGTACCTTAAAATCAAGCAAATCGCTGAGGATTTACGTGCAATGGGAGTTAGAAATGGATGGTTAATTGTAACAGCAACCCAAATCAACAGAAATAGTTATAATTCAAGTGATATTGGCATGGGAGACGTTGCAGAATCCGCAGGTCTTTCACATACAGCAGATTTAATGCTTGGAATTATTCAGGATGACTTAATGCGAGCAAGTAATGAATATTGGCTTAAAGTATTAAAGATCCGTGATGGTGAAGGAAAGGGTGTTAAGTGTAAGCTTGACATTAATTATAACTACATGAGATTAACAGAAACAGATAACGTAACAAATTCAAATATACATAATTTATAATGAGAACACATAGAGATAAAATATTCGACAATACATTCGAGGATACTGAGTTCGAAATGGACCCTTCGTTCTCTTTTAATATTGCTGCAAGTTACACAGATGATAGAGATGAAGAGGATAAAATTGAAACAGGAATCATTGTTAAAAAAATTCATGAACTTATTGAATCTTCAAGATTTAAAAAGTTTAATGACATTAATGAATTTGAGCAAACTGTAAAACTTAAAAAGATTGAAATCAATGAGATTTATGAGTATATTTCAGATGAATTAAGAAAAAATCATTCAATTATTGAAATATTTTCAGAGCTATGCGATTATTTCAATATTAATCCAAGCAAATTTTATCAATCACTTGGAAACAAATTTAAAGAGGAACTAATTGAAGCACTTGATAGAAAAACAAACGTGCTTAAGAAAAAGAATATAAATAGATTGTTCTAATTATGATAGATTTAAAAACATTAAACAAACCAGTAAAAAGAATTTGGATTCTTGGTGATATGCACCTAGGAGTAAGATCTAACTCTTTGGAATGGTTGGAAATGCAAAAAGACTTCTATGATAATCAATTTATTCCAACCATTCTTGAAAATTATCAAGAAGGAGATATTTTAGTACAGGTTGGAGATGCGTTCGACAACCGTCAAAGTATTAATATTAAAGTACTTCACTATGCAGTCGATCTTTTTGAAAGACTGGGTAAAATCTTACCAACCCATGTTATTTGCGGAAACCATGATATTTGGGCAAAGAAAAGCAATGAAGTAAGTTCAATCGATGCATTAAAATGGATTCCAAATGTTGCAATTTATAAAGAACCAAAAACTTTCAAATGGGGTGACAAAGAAGTTTTGTTAATGCCATGGCGCCGAGACACAGAGCATGAAGTTGAAACATTACAGAAGTTTCCAAATGCACAAATTGTATTCTGCCATTCAGAAGTTAGAGGTATTAAATTAAATAATAAAGTCGATAATCATGAGGGTACTGACACTGACTCATACAATCGATTTGAAGCAGTTTATTCAGGACATATTCACTATCGCCAACGTAAAGGTAAGTTGAGAATGGTAGGAACTCCATATGAATTAACACGTTCAGACATGGATAACACTAAAGGGTTTGACCTGGTTAATTTAGAGGACATGCAAGAAACTTTCTTTGAAAATACAATTTCACCAAAGTTCGTTAAATTTAATTTAACCCAGCTGTATAATGTGCCTCTAGGAGAATTTAAAGAAAAAATTAGAAATAATTATGTGGATCTTTTTGTTCCTTCAAACATTGCAACTACATCTGCTCTTTCAAGATTAATTAATAAGGTGCAAAAAATCAGTAGAAAAATAGATCCAAATATTTATGAATTGGATTCTTATATTGATAGTGACCTATATGACATGGACCAAATTGAAGACCTTTATAAAAACTATAATATATTACACCTATGTAATATTTATGTTGATAGTCTAACACATGATGAGAATACTAAAAATCAAATTAAAGACAGATTAAAGAAACTTCATGACTTTCACGCATATAATAATCAAACAGATTAAATTATGAAAATACAAAGCATAGAATTAAAAAACTTTGCTTCCTATGGTAATAAGATTCAAAAAATCGAATTCGACGAGGATAAATCTGAGTTATTTTTAACATTAGGTAAAAATGGAGAAGGCAAAACGACTATTGCAAACGCGATAGTTTTTGCTCTATATGGTAAAGTGGAAGGTGTTAAAATGTCGGACTTACCAAACCGTATTAATAAAGAACTTTGGGTAAGAATTAAGTTGCAATGTAAATCTACGAACGTTGTAATTGAAAGAGGGCTTGCACCTGGTATTTTCAAAGTTTATTTAAATGGAATTGAATTCGACAAGGCTGGTAAAAAATCAGTACAAGATTATTTAGAAGAGGAAATCTTCGGAATCCCATATCATGTATTCAAAAACATTATTATTCTTTCGGTTAATGATTTTAAATCATTTTTAACAATGAGTAATAGTGATAAAAGACAAATCATTGATAAAATGTTTGGCTTCTCTATCTTAAATGATATGCAAACCGCAATCAAAGATGAACGTAGAAGTTTAAAAAATGAAATTGATTCTTTTACAAGAGAACTAACACAAATCAATGAAAATATCGAATCGGTTAAAGAAAAGCTTGAGACATTGATGCTTGAAAGTCAAGAAAAGGATAAGCAAAAAATTCAAGAGCTTAAAGATTCTTTAATTAGATACGACGAAAATAAAAAGAAATTGGAAGATGCTCAAACAAAAATTACAGAAAGCTTGGGTTCTTTTACAACAAATCTACAGGCAACACAGAGTATTGAATCTGAGCTAAAATATAAAATCTCAGAACTGCAAAAGAAATTAGACCTATATGAAAATAACACATGTCCAGTTTGTGAAAGTGAATTATGTGGAGATTTTCATGAGGAAAGAAAAAAGGAAATACAAAATGAGCTCACAGATTTGCCATCTAAATTAAAGAGTGCAACTGATGAAGTAGCACAAATTAGACAATCAATCTCAGACCTTAGGGAAAAGGATCGTGCTGTTCGTGACAAAGTTTCAACAATTAATACAAACATTCGAAACTTTAAAAATGAATTAATTAAGATTAAAGATTCTTTACAAGGAACTGCTGATTTTTCTCATTTAGAGCAAATCATTAAAGACTTTGAAACTCAAGAAAAACAAAAGGAAGAGTCAAAGGATTTTAAATCAAATGAGTACCAATTCCTTGAAATGCTTGAGGAAGTACTTGGCGAAGATGGCGTTAAAAACCTTGCAATCAAAACAATTTTGCCAGGATTAAACGCAAATATTGCCGCAATGGTACAAACAATGCACTTACATTTCCATATTAGATTTGATGAGAAGTTCAATTGTATTATTAATCACTTAGGTGAGGAAATTAACCCAATGACCCTTTCAACAGGTGAGCGTAAGAAGGCAGACTTTATTGTTATTATTGCAATCATTAAAATTCTTAAGTTGAGATTTCCACAATTGAATTTATTATTCTTAGATGAGTTATTAAGTTCAGTGGATGCAGATGGAATTCATAACATCTTAAAAATCTTGAGCCAGGTTATTAAAGAAAGCAAGATAAATACATTTGTAATTAATCATACCCCACTTCCTAGAGAAATCTTTGATGCAGAGGTTCAAATTTACAGAGAAAATGGATTCTCTAAGTTTGATGTAATAAAAATAGATTAAGATATATACTAAATGGCATCATATAATTTAAAATACAATTCCGATGATAGTGTAGTTAGACACCTAATCGTCGGATTTTTAGCGGACTTAAACAGTAAAGTTTATTTCCATAGACAGATTTCCAATAGCGAAAGAGTATTGGTTGATGTTCCATTTTATTATTCAATTACAGGTGATGACCAATTCTTAAGAGACAATTTTCTATTCTCTACTGCAAGTGGTCCAAATTGTACACCAGACCTTGGATTTGCGGATGCTAATTATGATGCGATTCCAAGGGGTGTTGCTAATCTAACATCATTGACAATTGATTCGTCAAAACTTGTAAATAAAAGAAATGTTGGAACATATACAAAAATGAATTCTGAAGGTGCAATGGAAGGTTACACTGCAGAATTTGATATGATTCCAATTACAATGGGATTTGATATTGAAATTTTAGTATCTTCAACACTTGACTCATTTAAAATTACCGAATCAATTATCAAAAGACTTTACAAATCAAATTACTATAATGTAGAGGTTGGACATTTAGAAGAAGGAACCTATAGACTTCCAGCTTATTATGCGTTTCCAGAGGACTACACTCAAGAAAGACCAATTGAGTTTACATTTGAGGATAAAGATAAATACAAAGTCACATTTAGTATAGAAGTTAATTCATTTATTCCTGCATTTAACTGGGGTAATGAGGAAAGCTTTGGATTGGCAAAAGAATCTACCGAAAGACATGTTGCTAATCGAATGTACGAAATCAAATCTAACGTTATTAATACTGAATCGTCTGAGTTTACTCAAAGAAACATTGATGAGACCGATATTGACAACAGATAATTGTATAAAAAATTAGTGATATATAATAAAAGAAAATAAATTAAAATAAAATATGACAACTAACATTCTTGCACCATTCGCGAAAGTAGGAGAATCATTCCAATTCTATATAAACGGAAGAATTTTCGAAATGAATGAAAACGAAATTAAGGAGGTTGAATTTTCAACAGACTCTACCTTAAACAATGCAATTAGAGCATTTGAATCATTTGAATTCTCTCATGATTCTATTAAATGGTTCCATGGTCCAAGTAAATTTATTTATAACTTGGCTGAAGGTAAATTCCAACATAATACTTCATTGATTGAAGGAAATACTTTCTCAACACATGTATTATCTTCTGGTATGGTAAGATATAATGAAAAACATGTTGCAGACTTATTTGAATCATTGCCATCATTATTAAATAACTTTATCACTCTTGATTTTGCTGCAACGTACGAAGGAAACAATATTGTTGTTAACTTATTTAAAATCAACGAAGATGTTTATGTTGCACGTTTAAATAATGAAACAAAAATTTCAAAATTCTTTAAAGCAAATTCTGCTAATGAAGCAGTAGAATATGTTAAAACAGAAACTAGTGAATCAGCACACTCTTTCTTAGCTGAAATGTTAGAAGGTGAAGAGAAAATCTTCGCAGAAAACGCTGCAAAGATTGAAACTTACGAATCAATGATCGCTTTCTTAAAAGACCAAAAAGGATTATTGTCTGAGGCAGATAGAAACGATGAAGCAATTAAAGAAGCTGAAAACTTAATCAATTCAGAAATTAAATCTTGGGAAGATAAAATTGCTGAGTTACAAGCTTAAGAATTATATAGTATTTTAGAAAAAAGGGACGCAAAGCGCCCCTTTTTCTTTTTTAACAAAATGGCACTCAATATAATATATGAAACAAATCAATATATGTGCAGTATAATAATCATATAAATTTTAAAAATTAATTAAAGTGGCTAAAACAAAACACTATTTAAACAATAAAGATTTTCATGCGGCGATGAGTGAATCCAAAGAACTTGGAAAATTAACACCAACTGCAGAGAAAATGTTATTCTTATTGGCAGAAAGAGCAATTAATAAAATGCCGTATGTGAATAATGATGATAGACAAGATTGCCTACAGTTTGCAATCTTAGATTTATTAAAATACTGGAAAAACTTTAACCCTGATTATCCAAACGCATTTGCTTATTTTACAGAGATTGCAAAGAAAGGATACGCAAAGGGTTGGAATAAAATCCATCCAGTAAAATACAAAGGAACAATTTCAATTGATAGCTCATCAGGTGATGGTGAGGACTATGGCGGAATTTACAGTATTTAATAATGTCCATTAAAAACGTCAAACCTACAAAAAATTCAGGATTTAATCAGGGTTATTTTACCCCAAAGAATCCACATAAATATGCAGGCCCAACTCCTATAATTTATAGAAGTTCATGGGAGTATAAATTTATGATTTGGTGTGATGTTAATGACAAAGTTTTAATATGGTCTAGTGAACCTGTTGAAATTAAATATTGGTCAAGACAAGGAAATAAACAAAGAACATATCACCCAGACTTTTATTTTAAAATCCTAAAACAAGATGGTACATTTGAGGAATTTTTGGCTGAAATCAAGCCAAAGTCTCAAATTCAAAAGCCAACTCCTCCGACTAAAATGTCAAAGAAAGCATTAGCATCCTATAAATTTCTTGCAGAACAATATGTGAAAAATATGGATAAATATAATGCAGCAAAAAGATATGCTGAGGAAAGAAACTGGAGGTTTATCGTTTTAACCGAGGACACAATTAAAAATGGGTTATATTAAAAAAAGAATAAATGAACTATCAAAGGAGCATGGTGGCCGAACAAAGGCTGCAGCATACTCTGAGAAATGGTTTCAAGATGGCATCAAAAGTCGAAAGGTTAAGGAGGCACAAATTACAAGAAACCGTTTTGATGCTGGTAAAATTTATGTGTTTGGATATAAACCAAAATTTGAAAAGGAATTGCCATGGTTTGATGAAAATCCCGTGGTATTGGCAATAGAACAAACTGGTGAAAATGACTTTGGAGTTAATCTTAATTTATTACCAGTCAATGTTAAAGAAAAACTATTGGATGATTTATATACTAAAATGCAGGGCTTTGTAAAATCAACAACAAAGACAGCTTCAAATCCACTTACCGAAAAACCTTTAAAAATTTCTTACATAGGTATGAAAAAATATCTAGAGAAATTTGGTTGTGAATTTGCACTTAGACAATATATACCATCCCGAAAAATTAATCAAGCAGTGGTTAGTTATCAAAAATGGCCAGAGATTGTGTTATGCGATTTTATGCAATTAAATGGTACAAATATCGTCCAATTAACTGCAGAATACAAAGACTATTTAAAAAGGAATATATAACTAAAATAATATTATAATATAATGGCAGGATTCGTAGAAAGAAATGGACCATTGAGTACAAATAAAAGACCATTCACTCTTAGTGATACACTGAAGAAGTTATCTTCTTTTGGTATGTACTATGATGACTTAGTATTAAGACAATCCCAGGCGATTGGACCTGTGGAAGATGCATTTGGTTATGGTGGAATGAATCCACTAGGACTTGACAATGATGATATGTATGGTGCATTTGCAGCCCTTTCAATGGCTGACACTACAATGCGTAAAAATATTCCATTCTTTGACCAAGCATATAAAGGTAAAAGAGATGAATTAAGAAAATTCGCACAACATGATGAGATTGAAGACATATTAGATATTCTATGTGATGAGTCAATTGTCTACGATAACAAGAATTTTATCGCCAATCCAGAAATTATCGGTATGGAAGTTTCTGAAGAGGTGCAAAAATATTTAAACAAAGCTTATAGAGATATTTACCAATACTTTGGATTTGCAGCTGACCAATCTGCATGGTATTTCTTTAGAAAATGGTTGATTGATGGATATTTATCGTTTGAGATTATTTACAATCCAGAAATGACCGAGATTATTGGTTTCAAGGAAATTGACCCAATCACACTTGTACCAGGTTATAACCACGAAGATGGTAAAAAGGTATGGATTCAATTTAAAGATGTACCTGGTAAAGAAAGAAAACTTTACGATTCTCAAATTGTTTATATTTCATACTCATCAATTACTACCGCATCGAGAGTTTCTTACCTTGAAAGATTAGTAAGAGCATTCAACTTAATGAGAATTATGGAGCACACCAGAGTTATTTGGGCTGTTACCAACTCATCTTATAGAATGAAGTTTATTATTCCTGTTGGAGGTAAATCTAAAACTAGAGCAAAACAATCATTATCACAATTAATGAGTAACTATAAAGAAGTTGTTGATTTTGATTGGGACAGTGCATCTCTGACAACAAATGGAAAACCAATGTTACAATTCAACAAAGAATATTGGTTACCTTCTAAGGACGGTGAGCAACCTGAGATTGAAACTTTAGGAGGCGAAGGTCCAGAATTAAGTGATACTGAATCATTAAAATATTTCTCAGATAAACTTAAAGCTGTTTCAAAAATCCCATATTCTAGATTTATGTATGAAGATGGTGGTGGTGAATTTGGAATTGAGGCAGATGGAATGATTAGAGACGAAATCAAATTTGCGAAATTCATTAAACGTTTACGTAGTTCATGGCAAGAAATTCTTGTTAAACCTTTATGGATTCAAATGTGTTTAAAATTCCCTGAATTTAAAGATGATGCAGGATTTAAAACTCAAATTTCGTTAATGTTTAATGAGGAAAATATGTTTGCCGAATTAAAGCAAATGGAAATCATGACAAAACGTTTAGACTTTATTGGAACTATGAAGGATTCTCTTGTTAAAACTGACCCAATTACAATGGAAGAGACACCATACTTCGACATGGAATTCTTGGTTGATAGATACTTAAAATTATCACCAGATGATAAAGCGGCAAATGAAGCTTATAAAGCAAGAAATGAAGCTAAAAAGGCAGAGGAACCTGAACCAGAGGATCCAATGGCTATGGGAGGAATATAATTAAAATAAAATAAATATACAATGAGAATAATTAAAACATTCGAGGAATTCACAGGTTCATTGCAGGAAGATGCAATTGAAGCAGGTGAAGATTCTAAAGTAGTAGTTGATGACGTTACTCTTGATTCAGGAGATGAAATTAAATCAACAGAAATCTTAGGGGCAATTATGTCTTCTATGAGTGAAAAGGAATTTAAAGAGTACTTTTACGAAACATATGGTAACGATGCTTTCACAGAGGAGGATATGTTTACATTAGTCAAATTCTATAATGAGTATCAGAAAGAACAGGCTGAAAAGGAAAAAGAGGAGGAAAAAGATAAAGAATCAGAAGGTGGTGGGGAAGAAGATCCACTTACTGGACTATAAATTTTGATTTTTTCATAAAATTACACTGATATATAATAGAAATATAATAATAAAATAATAATTATGGCTAAGAACTTACTAATCCTAGAGAGATCGTCTACCGAGTTAGAGTTTAAACAAGATGGCGGTACCTATGTTCTAGAAGGTATTTTTGGAGAAATCGATAAAAAGAATCGTAATAACCGAATCTATACTGAAAGCGAATATTTACCACAAATTGAAGCTCTTCAGGCAAAAATTAAATCATCTAAATTATTAGGTGAATTAGACCACCCTAGTACATTTGATGTATCTCTTAAAAATGTTTCACATATCATTGAGGAACTTACTTATGATAAAGAAACAAAACAAGTTAAAGGACGTATCAGATTATTAGATACTGATGCAGGTAGACAAGCAAAAGCTCTTGTGGATGCTGGAGTTCCATTACAAATCTCATCTAGAGCTGCAGGTGCTGTTGAATCTAACGGTACTGTAAAAATCAAACAATTATTTACTTACGATTTAGTAGCAGACCCTGGGTTTGAGAACGCTGAATTAAAAAGAGTTAATGAGGCTTATGGCTTTGTTAATGAAGGAAACGATCTATTCATTTATGAAGTAGACGGAAATGAAACAAAATCAATCGAAAATATAAACGAAACAAAAATGGCAGAGTCTAAATTTATTACGGTTGAGGATTTTAACAAATACTCTAAATATCTTTCTGAAGAAATTAAATCTATTAAAGAAGGTATGAATGCTTTAACCGAAGCTGAGTCAACAAGTTCTCAATTAGAAACATTAAAAGAGTACACTGATTATTTAGCTAAGAAATTAGACGAATCAATTAAATACTCAGAGCATATCGCTGAAAAAGCAGACCAAGGAATTCAATATACTGAAAGTCTTGCTGAAACTTTAGATAATTCAATCCAATATTCTGAGCATATCGCTGAGAGCGTTGAATCTATTAAAAACTACACAAACTATTTAGCAGAATCTTACAACGAAGGTGTAACTTCTCACGAGAACTTAATTAAATATACTGAATATTTAAGAGAGAACTTAGAGAAAGTAACTGAGTATGCTGAGTATGTTGCTGAAACTGTAAACTCTAACCTATTATTAGAAGACGAAGGTGAAGCTGCAGGTTTACCAGCTGAAGATATTAAAGATGAAACTAAAGATGTTTCTCCTGAAGTTATCGATGCAGACGGAAACAAGTATGATGCTGAAAAAGTTGAAGACAAAGAAAAAGAATTAGAATTAGCTGGTGAAGGTGATGCTGCTGGTGAAGAAATCACTGAAGGTGATGACGCCGGAATCCCTGCTGAAGATATTAAAGATGAAACTAAAGATGTTTCTCCTGAAGTTATCGATGCTGATGGTAATAAATATGATGCTGAAAAAGTTGAAGACAAAGAAAAGGATCTTGAACTTGAAGGTGAAGGTGATGCTGCTGGTAAAGATGTTGATGCTATGGAAGCTTACAAAAATTCAATCACTGCTAAATTAGAAGCACTTGTTGAAAAAGTAAATGCTAAGAAAAGCGAAGATCCAGCATTCTTTAAATTTATCTCTGAAGAGAAAGTAAACGAATTCAATACATTATCAGAAGAAGATAAAGCAAAAGTTACTGCTGCTGTTGAAGGTAGAGGTTATTTAACTGAAAGCCAAATCTTAGGATTATGGAATGGTGTACTTTTAGGAAACGTTGAAACAATCAACACACCTGCGGTTATTTCAATGATGCCTGCTGAATACCAAGAAACTTGGGCAAAATTATCAGAAGGTAAAAAGAATCAAATCTTAGCACAATCTAAATACCATAGATTAGAAACTTCTTACCAAGTTGCTAATTTCTGGCAAACAAGAGATTTGAGAGAAACTGCCCCAGTTATGGAAAAAATTGCAATGGTTGCTGAATCAACTGAAGTTGAAACAAAAACTATTGGATACGATGTTACTGGAATTGCTGAAGAAATTGCAAAAAAATTCAGAAAGTAATAAAAAATCCTAATTTTTTGATTTTTTTAAAAAAAGACGGAAATAATAAGGATATATAATAATATTAAAACATATTCGATGCTCAGTTAAGAAGCAAAAAACTGAAATTATATCGAAAACTCGTAAAATACGAACAAATAAAACCATTAAAAAATAAATTAAACAAAAAATGGCAAATTTAATTAATGAATCAGAAATCAGAGCAACATGGTCTCCGATTATCGAATCTGCGACAGGTATCAACGACGCTAGCAAATTAGCTTGGATGTCAGAATACTGTCATAATCACAAATTGTACGAAGACGCAAACCAAATGTCTTTAAATCCAGGTATGAACTTAGCTGGTATGGGTGCTACTGTATTACCATCAGGATATGCTAACGGTGTTTCTACTGTTAACGGTTCAGGTGACAAAGCTCCAACTTTATTACCTTTAGCAATGCAAGTTGCTGCACAAACTGTAGGTTTAGATTTAGTACCTGTAGTTCCTATGGCTGGACCAATGGGATTATTATCTTACTTAGACTTCGTATACGAAGGTGGTACTTTAGGTTCTGTTAACGGTGCTGACGGTAAAGTTGCTCCAACTTACATTAAAGCTGACGCTGCTTTTGCTGGTGTTATAGACATCGCTGCAGCTGCTGGTAACGTTGGATTTACATATATCGGTGAATCTAGAATCGATGGTAAATCAATTTTCAAAGTTTTAGGTAATCCTATCACTTCTAATGTTGCTGGAGATTTAGCTGTTGCAACTGGAGAATCTACTTCAGATTTAGCTGTTGAATTAGTAAAAGCTTTAGAAGACCACATCAAAGGATTCGTAGGAAACGGTACTGATGCTGATGGTTATCCACAACCATTCTCAAGAGCTGAAGGTGAATCTACGAAAGACAAAATCATGGGCCTATCTTTATTCTCTAAATCAGTTTCAGCTGAAACTTTCCAAGTTGCTGCTGCTGTAACTAGAGAGCAAGTTCAAGATTTAAAACAATTCGGTGTTGATGCTGTTGCTCAAGTTGAAGCTGTTTTAACTAACGAATTAACTCAATCAATCAACCAATACATCTTAGGAAGATTAAGAAAATTGGGTACTACTAACATCACTGCTGCATTTGGTGCTGCAATTGATTTCGATATTACTTTACCTGCTGCTTCTGCATTAGGTGGTGGTGGTGAAACTTTACCATCTGTTCACAGAAGAATCCTTTCTCAAGTTTTAGCTGCTGCTAACTTGATCGCTAACAGAGGTAGAAGAGGTGCTGGTAACTTTGCTGTTGTTGGTCCACAAACTGCAACTGTATTACAATCAATCGCTGGTTTCGTTGCTAACCCGATGGCTAACACTTTCGCACAAGCTGCTGGAGCTATCTATCCATTAGGATCTGTTGCTGGTATCAATGTTTACACTGATCCAACAATGGAATGGGGAGATTACTCAATCACTGTAGGTAGAAAAGGTGACGGTAATGGTCCAGGTGTTGTATTCATGCCTTACTTAATGGCTGAATCAGTACAAACAATTGCTGAAGGAACTATGGCTCCTAAAGTAGCTGTTAAATCTAGATTCGCATTAGTTGATGCAGGTTTCCACCCTGAAACTCAATACGTAACGTTTGCAGTTAAAGGTTCTTGGACTAACTTATTAACATTAGCTTAATATTTTATCTTAGAATTAACATTCTATAAATACTCAAAAGGGAATCGAGAAATCGGTTCCCTTTTTTTGTGATATATAATACATAATTACAAAATAATTAAATTACTTATGGAAAAATTTGAAACATGGTATAATAAATTTATGAATGAGGCACAGGAAACTGCAACTGTTGAAAGCCCAGTTACTACATCTGACATTTCAAGCGATGTCGATACTATTATCAATTCATTAGAAACTTTGGCTAATGAATTAAGAGAAGAATTAGAAACAATTGAAATTGAAGCTATTCATGAAGCAAACCCAGTTGACTTCGTTAAAACATGGATTACAAGTCTTATGGCAGTAAAAGCCCAAAAGAAAGTTAATAAGATTAGAATGAATGCTGCTGATATTGAGATTGCATCTAAAAAGGCTGAAGGAGACTCTAAAACAAATCTCGAGGATAAGGCAGATATGGCTAAAGACCAGGCGGATGATTTACAGGATATGGTAAATGATAAATTTAAAGGTAAAGGTGCTATCGTTGATAAGAGATTAGCTCAAGCAAAAATTGAAGGACAACTTGAAATTATCAAAAGAAATACCGGTATGGAAGATGACCCTGCGGTTAAAGCTGATTTAAAGGCTAAATTAAAAGAATTGGCAGATAAATACAGAGAGGAAGGCGAGGCTATTAAGGAAATTGAAGATGAAAACAAAGATGCAATAGAAGCCGAAAAAGAAAGAATCAGACAGGAAAGAGAAAGAGAAAGAGAAAGAATTAAGGCAGAAAAAGAGCCTAAAGAAACCGAAACTTCAAATGATACTCCTGAAACTACAGATAAACCTGAAACTTCAAATGATGCTCCTGAAACTAAGGAAGAGCCTGAAACTAAGGAAGAGCCTAAAGCGGATCCAACTGCTGAAAAAGAGGCTGCAATCGCACAATACGATACAAATATTAAAGATGAAATTGCTAGAAAAACCGGTTTGCAAACTAAATTAAAAGAGGCAACTGACGAGTTAACAACTACAACTGATAAAGAAAGTACTCAGGCAAAGATAACCGCAATTAAAACCGAAATCGAAAATTCAGACGAAGATATTAAACAAATGAAAGCGGAAAAAGCTAAATTGGTAAAAGAATTATCAAAAGAACCAAGCGCTAAAGAATCATTAGTAATTAGAGCTAACTCTATTGGAAATGTTGAATTAGCCGAAGAAATTGCAAGTAAATTAGATTGGCAATTTGAAAATCATTCAATGCTATATACCAAATATAACACATTGATTTCTAAGATTGAAAACGATAATAAATTAAATGAGTCTAAATATACTACATTAGATATTAAATCAAAATTCAATACTCTATTGTAATTATTTTTTAGAATTCTTTCTAACAAGTTTTAAAAACTCCTCCTGTTGATTCAAGAGGAGTTTTTTTATGTGTTGTTGAAACTCAATAGAAGACTTTACAATCCTTGCATCTACAACATTACCCCCTAATGTATCATGATAACTAGGGTGTACGAAGTTCTCTGGGCTAAAGTTGTTTATGTTTGAGCGGATGGGTTCACCAGAGAGTGCGCAAGTCCAATCTATGGTGTCGTAGTTTTCTTGCAAATCTTCCATTTTCATGAAATCGCCAGTTGACCAATCATAATAGTACTTATTCTTTGACGTTCTGTTAGTGTATCTACTAACTTCAAATAGGATTTGTAGAAATTGATCGTCTTGTGCTCTTTCCTTAATTAGTGGATTTTCAAGCAATAATCTACGTTGTTGACGAGAAAGACCTTCATAGCAAACGCCATATCTATTTCTTGGATATGGACCTCCAGTTCGCTTGATTTCAGGATATTTATTGTTGTACGCCATGTTATATTTATTTGAAACATATTTGGTTCAATTCATATAATATCTAAAATATTAAAAAGATGATTCATACACTATTTACAGAGAAGTACAGACCTAAGAATTTAGAAGATTTGATTTTGCCAGAACGCGTAATGTCAAAATTTAAAGATGGATTAACTCAAAATATGTTATTGGCAGGAAGTCCAGGTACTGGAAAAACTTCAACTGCAAAGGCTATTGTAAAGCAATTTGATTTACCGTATATTTATATTAATGCATCTACCGATACTTCAGTTGATGTAATTAGAACGAGAATCACTGATTTTTGTTCTACTATGTCGATTCTTGATGATAGAGGAAAATTCAAAGTAGTTATATTGGATGAGGTTGATGGTGTATCAGACCAATTTTTTAAAGCACTTCGTGCAACAATGGAACAATTTGCATCAAATTCTCGTTTTATTGCAACTTGTAATTATGTGAATAAAATTCCAGACCCAATTCTTTCACGTTTTGAGGTAATTAACTTTGACTTTGACAAAAGCGAAGAAAGCGAATTGACTAGAAAGTACATTAAAAGAGTATATGATATTTGTGGCAAAGAGGGTATGACGATCGAAAAGCCAGCATTGGTAGAATTTGTTAAACGTAATTTTCCAGATTTACGTAGTACTTTAAATAAATTACAGGGTTATAAATCTCAAGGCACAATTAATATTACATTAGAGGATGTTAAGAAATTTAACTCAGTTTATAAGGATGTGTTTGAATTAATCTTTAATGAAACCGACCCTGTTGCAAATTACAAACATCTTGTTGGTGAATATTCAAATAGAGTTGATGATGTATTACAAACTTTAGGCGAGGATTTCATCGAGTACATCCAATCCGAAAAACCAAACAACGCCCGCCATATTCCACAGATTGCAATTTGTGTTGCAGAGCACCAAGCACAAAGAAATTTTGTAATCGATCCAGTAATCACACTTTTAGCTTGTGTGTATAAAATTCAGGAAATAGTTAGAGGCTAAAAAAATATCAATAAATATTTTCACGGGTCACCGGAATTGATTATATTTACATAAATAAAGATAACATTATGAAAATAGGAAAGCACACACTAATAATTGATGGAAATTATTTTGTGCATAGTAGACTTTTTGTGTTGCCACGTGCAAATGGCGAACAATTATTAGAGAGTAGAGAAGGACAGGAGCAATTTATGCGTAAATTGTGTATTGACTTTGCATCTGAAGTTCGTAAGATGACTCCATTTATTGACCAAATCGTAGTTGCTGTTGATTCAAAATCATGGCGTAAGGATTTATTCCCTGATGCAGAATACAAAGGTACACGAGTTGCGGATAGTTCTGTAAATTGGGAAAATGTATTTAATGTATACGTTTCATTTCAAGAAATACTTGCAAAATATGGTGTTATTATTCATAAAGTTGCAGGTGCAGAAGCCGATGACATTTTATTTGGATGGTCAACTCAACTAAACAATGAAGGTAAGAATTGTATTGTATGGACTGGCGATAGAGATTTGATTCAATTAGTAAATTATAATGATGCTACAGACGCATACACATTATGGTATTATAATTCGCAGAGAAAGCTTCTTGCATTTGAAGGATTTCAAACTCTTTTACAAAAGTCTGGAGCAGCAGAACTAAGCAACGATGATATGTTATTCAATATGTCTTCAAGTGAGGTTATGGGTGATAAACTCAAAGAAGACTTTCAAAATTGGATTGTAAAAAATACAGTGAAGATTGAGGAAGTTAACTGTGACGATTTTATCTTTTCAAAGATTTTACAAGGAGATAAAAGTGACAATATCAAATCAGTTGTTACATGGTCAAAACGTACAAGTTCAGGTTCTATTAGAAACTATTCCATTACTGAAAAACACGCACAGCAAATCTTAGAAAGGTATAGAGCAACAGAAGGTAATTTTCATATTGACCATTTCTTTTCAGCTCCACAAGTTGACATCATGGTAGATTTAATTTATGATGTTGTCGGTAAATCTACTAAAGAGGAAATTCGTGTTGCGTTCAATCGCAATTTAGATTTAATGTTATTGCACTATAATACAATACCAGAAGCAATTCAAAAATGTATCTATAATGAAATTGAAAAGGACTTCAATGTTTCTACTCAATTAATTAATCTATCTCAGATGGAAAAAATCCTTGAAGGAACTGACTGGAATTCTGCAAAAACAAAAGGTAACATTGTGCCGAAGGCCTATGATGCTTTTGCTACATTAAATTTGGACAAAATGAATGAGCAGCCAAAGACCAAAAAAATTAACACATTATTCTAAACATTAAGGCTTAATCACATATAATTTATATGCTAGACGAAACAAAATTATTTGACTTTATTAAAATACTTTTTACAAAGCCTAACGATTATAAAAAAATTAGCGTGCACAATAAAAAGCGCCACCATTTTATGATTAATAGATTCTTTGCAATTAAGTACCCTGCAAATGCGCAACTATTTAATAAGAATGGAATCAATCCAATTGCAGTTATTGATAGTTGGTCTCTTGTCGGTGCAAGATTCAAAGGTGTGCCAGGTTGGATTTATACAAAGACAAATAAATCAAAGCCAGAGGTATCTTCTAAAAGTAAATATATACCATCAGAAGCCACTATTAGTTTTTTCATGGAAAAGAATGAAATAGGGCAAAGAGAATTTAAAGAACTTGAAAAATTTGCTAAAGAAGAGCTTTACTCTAACTTAAAGAGAATTGAAGATTCAATGCAAGTTTACTAATTTGTAAATTATGAAATCATTTGAATTAAGTCTGTTGCCGACTGCAGTGGATGTTACATTATATAAATACAACTATATTGACAATAAGCTTTGGACAAGAATTCAAAACGATATAGATTTTATTCAAACACAAGATGATTCTGTGCTAATATCAGCAACCCAATTAAAATATTTATTGGACACATATTATATTAAAGATGTGAATAGAATCAAAACCCTTGGAAATGATGTAATGCACAAAGAGGTCAACTCAATCTATTTCTTATATAGAATGTTGACAGACATGGTTAATTTACAATACATAAAATTCAATTTAAATTCTGACAAAGGTTATAATAGATTAATTAGTGTTGAAGGCAAGAAGGTCTTGCAGTTTGGATTTAAAATTATCACAGCAACTTTACGATTAAGTGACCTTTATGACGATGATGAAATTCATTTAGTGAATAAAGCCCTTTATAAAATGGGAATCCTTTCAGAAGACTCTCATTATGTCAGAATTTTTGCAAGCGAATTGGCAGATCGAATCGATGATTTTTTAACAGAGAATGAAGAGGATGATTATGAGGCAGGAGTTGTTGCGGATATCATTGACGTTATTGAATCTAAATTAGAACCTGAAAACACTTTAATACTTTTGATAACTGATTACTAATTTTTTCGAATATATAATATAGAAAAAATATTATGTAATCAATGACATTCTTTAATAACTTCGGTAAAAGAGAAGCTCTAATTTATATTATCGTCTTTTTATGGGTGGCAATAGGACTTTTAGGAGCTTATAAAAATGCTAGTTTCTCAGATCTTGCAGTTTACTTTGGATCTTTAACAGCATACGCTGCAACCTATATTTGGTCAGAGGCAAAAAGACCAACAGACAAAACAAAACTATTTCGAAAAGGACCCAACTCTAGAAGAGAGGTAATGATTTATGTAATCGTTATAATTTGGGCAATTGCAGGTGGAGCCGCAATTTGGTTTAAAGCCAATATTGGAGAGCTTGCACTTTACTTTGTATCGTTAACAGGATTTATTGCATCATGGATTGCCGGTGAAGTTTACGTACCTGAAGGAAGTAAAAAAACTGAAGAGTAATGGTAACAGGATATACAGCAAATGAATATGGTGACTATCTAATAGCCTCACTTCAACAACCATATACTAATACACTTAAGGTTATTGATTGGGAAATTATAGTTGGACTTAAAACTCCATCGATGACAGGTACTGTTTCTGGTGTTGCAGGTAACGTTGAGCTTGATGGTATTGGAACTCAATTTACTCAAGCATTTACGACAGGAGACATTATAATTATCGGTAACATTGAATACGTAATTGACCAAGTAATTTCGGCAAATGAAATTATTTTAGATACTCCACTATCAATAAGTGTTACAGGCGCAAGTTATTACATTAAACCAAACGCAAATAATTATTTTGAATATGAATACCGATGGTCACAAACCAATGGCGTATTTTCACAATTTAATCCATTAACGACAAATTCTGCTTATGGAGACCTATTGGCAATTACATTTGATACAACAAAACCTGTTTGGATTGATGTAAAGGCGGAGGTTGCCGGATTAACACCAGGAAATACATTATCTCTTCTTTCAATCACATATACTATTGAAACAGTTGATGGAATTATTGAATCATGTCCAAACTTTTGTACTGAATGTACAGACCCATTTGCAATGAATGGTTGTGCAAACATTGAAGTTTCATGCAATGCTAATAATTTATTTAATCCATATAATCTTACAAAATCAGTTGGAATTTACAAACAGCTTTCAAATGTGATTAATGGAATATTTGGACATGAGGTTAATTACTTTAGAACAGAGCCAGATTTAAGAACAAGCGATGTAATTTTAATGGAGTACTCATTACATAATGTAGTTGACAACCAAAATATTAAAATATTGGTGCCAGGGAATGAATTTCCAACTGAAGCAAATACATATGATATTTTTGGAATTGAGTTAGAGGACTTTGAAGTACATATTACTGCACAGGAATTTGAATCTCATTTTGGTGCTGGAAAAACTCCAAGAAATAAGGATTATATGTTTATTCCAATTATGAATAGAATGTATGAAATTAGTTCAGTTTCATTAGCGGATGAGTTTAATCTTGCAAATACATATTGGAGAGTTAAATTGGTTAAATACCAAGACAGGAGCGATGTTATCAAAGGACAATTTGATGCAGCTACAGATGTGCTTGTAACTGGAATCGAAGAAATCTTTGGAGAAAAGATTAAAGAGGAATATCATAAAGATACTAAACCTGAACAATTCCAAACAGTAACATTGACTTATAAAGATGGTGTTAGAGAGTTTGTAAATAAGAAACTTAAAATCGTTGATTATGATTTAAAAAATAGATGGACCGTTGTCAGTAAAAACTACTATGATTTTACTGCAATGCCATTAGATGATATTGCACTATTTTATGAGGCTCCATCAAAGGTTGCACCAGGAAAAAATGCAGCATTTACAGGTTGGTTTTCTCCTAAATTTCCATCAACATCAACAAACGATTATTTCCTATTTGGAGATAATGACGCATTGACAGGATTTAGATTAACAATTAGCAATACCGAATTTAAAGTAACGGTAAATGGTATATCAGAAACTTTTACACATGGAATTAATTTATATAATAATGTGTGGTATGCATATATTGTTAACGTAAACAATGAATTTATGCAACTTGAAGTTTCAATTTATAGTTTAGACCCTAATAGTAATATTATAACTAATGTTGGAGGTTCAAATGTAATGCCTCAGGTGTCTTCTAATAACCTTATTTCAGAGTTTCATGAAAACAGATTAATGCCATTAAATATTGCATGGGAGTCAACCTCTCATTATGCACTTAGAGCAAATAGTATGTGGATGACAAACATTAGGGTATTTAATACTCCAATTGAATTTGAACAACATTCAAACATATTAAATCAATATGTTGTTAGAGATGTTCAGTTATCGGTTGTAATCGATAATGCGATTCCTTCAATTGGATTCCAAAAATTTGCTAACGCAAGATAATTTAGATAAATATTATAATATTATATCTAATAAAACTTATATATGTCAGAAGAAAAGAAAACAATACGAGAGCAAGCGGACGATATACGAAGAGACCTTGACGAATTAATTGGTGCAGATACTTCAACTGAAATTTCAGATGTTATTGAAACAGATCCTCAACTTCCTGCAAGAAGACAAGAGGAATATGTTTCATTTGCCCAACTTAAAGATAATTCAACCAAAAAAGCTAAAAAGACAATTTCAGCCCTAATGAAATTTTATTTAGATGAGGATATTATCGAAAAGGACGAGTATATTCAGGCTAAAAAGAAGATGGACGAAATGACAATGAGTTCATTAGTGTATCAATTACAGGCAGGGGAACGTGCCCTTACAACCTTATTAAATACAATTGAAGATGGAGAAGTTGCACCCCGAATGTTCGAGGTACTTGCAACACTTCAAAAATCAATGTTGGATATTATCAAATCGCAAACAATGTACTTAATGGCAACTGAGGAAAGTACCAAAAGAATTGCAAGAGACATTGAAATCTATAAGAAACGTGATGATATTAGAGAAATTGAATCTTCAGGTGGAGAAATCACTTCTGGAAATACTCAACGCGGAACTAAGGATTTAATGCGAATGATTAGAGATGGTATCGCTGATAGTGAAATAGAGGATGTTGAAACAACAGAATAATTTATGGCGAACGAAGGATATATTGGAGACAATAGATGGATTCCATCAGGTGAGTCAGAAAAAGATTCACAAAAACTTGTATGGTCAACTAAAACCGTAAGCGATTTAATAGTTGCACTTGATAAAGGTTATAGACCTCAGGTGAGTATGCCCTTTTATGAGGGTAAGCAATTCTTAAAACGAGGTAATATCGTTTTTGAATATACTGATGAGGAAATCAGAGAAATTGCAAAGTGTGCAAATGACATTGTTTATTTTGCAGAAAAATACGCAGTGGTAATGACCGATAATGGTATTCAAAAGGTAAAACTTAGAGAATATCAAAAAGATTTATTAAGAGATTTTCAACATAATAGATTTAATATTGTATTGGCATCTCGACAAATGGGTAAAACTGTAACTGCATCTATTTTTAATGCATGGTACTTGACATTTAACTATGACAAAACTACTCTATTACTTGCAAATAAGGCAGAATCAACAAAGGAAATTATCGACAAGGCGAAAGTAGTAATTGAAAACCTTCCATTTTATATGAAGCCAGGAATTATTAAGTATGACGTTATGAACGTTCGTGCTGATAATGGTTGTCGTTTAATTGGACAATCAACTACCGCAAAATCAGGTATTGGTTTTACGATTCATAATTTATATTTGGATGAGTTTGCCCACGTACACCCTACTATCGTGGATTCATTTTACGAAAACGTTTATCCTACACTTTCTGCATCTAAGATTTCAAGAATCAACATTACTTCTACACCAAATGGATTTAATAAGTTTTATGAAATTTTTGCGGATGCTGAACAGGGAAAAAACGAATATAAAGCAACACGAATTGATTGGTGGCAACACCCTGACCGAGATGATGCTTGGTATCAACGAGAGCTTGGAAATCTTGGATCTGAGGATGCATTTAATAGACAATATGGAAATGAGTTTACAAGCTCATCAAGTTTGTTATTAAGCCCAGCAACCATGAAGATAATTAGAAAGAATGCAAAGAAATTTATTCACCATGATTTAGAGGAATTTGAGAATATCCATATTCAAACTGATGGATTTTTATCATTTAGCCCAGACTTCGATATTGATAGTGCAGGTGATTCCGACAAATACTATTTATTTTCTGTAGATATTGCAGAAGGAAATGGAGGAGACTACTCGGTTATTAATGTATTTGAGGTGGAACCAATGACCGATAAACACATTGAAACATTTGTTAGCCCAGGCGCGATGTATGATTTTTTCAGACTTAATCAAGTTGCAACATTTAGAAGTAATGAGCATCCAATCGAAGATTTCGCAAAGGTTTTATACACCTTAGCACTCGATATTTTTAACCCAGAAAACATCAAGATGATTATAGAGTACAATACTTATGGAAGTGTTTTATTACAATACCTTTCTACAGTGTTTCCAGGGCGTAATGAATTTGAAGATGAGATGGTACTTAGATTTAAGCATCGTCATGATTCAAAAACATTAAAGCCAGGTATTCGATTAAAATCGGATAACAAATCTGTATTTTGTCAAAACTTTAAGAAATTAATTGAAATGAATCGTGTTATTATTAATGACATTACAACAGTACAGGAAGCAAGTTTATTTGGTACTTTAAAAAATGGAAGTTATGGAGCACAAATGGGAAATGATGATACAATTATGACATGTATCACTGCAACTGAATTTTTTACAACAAGTGATTATGCAGATTATGTTGAGGAATTACTTGACATAATTGAACCTGAAAAGCATCAACTTATGGAAAAGGTTTTATATAAAGATTCAGATGTACAAGGAGATTTACAATACGATATTTATGATTTGTTGTAAATATACACAATTAAAATAGATATATAATAAAAGAAAAAAAATACAATTAAAATTATGGCATTAAGTCCTCAATTATTGAATTTTAAGAGCTCAGGGGTTTATAGACTTGAGTTTGACAAATCTCAAACGGCAAATATTAACACCGAGACTCTTAGATTAGTGGTAGGTCACTCTAGAAAAGGACCTTACAACACACCGGTTTTAATTGATTCACAAGAAACATTTAACAATGTTTTTGGTTCAATCGATAAAAGCTTAGAGAAAAAAGGAATGTTTTTCCACAGATCTTGTTTAGAAGCTCTTTCAAGAGGTCCAATCTTGGCATTAAACCTAGGTAAATTTACATCAGGTACTGATATTGCAAACTATCAATCATTATCAACTAATGGTTCGGTACAAGGAAATTCAGCAGTATTTGGTGATGCAGATTATGAAGATTTCTTCGATAATGATAAATTCATGACTCCATCTGATGTTAACACTTTAACAACTATCGGTAATGGTGACAATAACATTTTAAATTTTGTAAACATTAAACAAGATTCAATTACAGTTATTGTAAGACAAGCTGCGAGCGTTAAAGAATTTGATTTAACTGCAAGAGAATGGTATGGTGAAGGAAACGTTCCAGAATACTTAAATGAATTTGACAAAATGTCAGATTTCATGGTTGATGTATTTGTATTCAAAGGAGAATTCGATTCTGCTTTAATGGCAAATGACCCAATCTATTCTGAATTCTTTACAACAGATGGTTTAATCAAAGAAAAATTAAACGAATTTGCAAACTTAAGACAAGTTAGCTTAATCGCACAATATACTGGTTCTATTTTACCAGGATTTAAAGATTTAGAAGGTAGAAACCTATATATTGAATCAATGGTTAACGCAGAAGCAAGAAGAACAGGTTTATTCTGTGCCGTTGATGAAGATGCAGTATTAGATGAAAACGGAACTAAAGTTGATTTCGTAGGACATGATGTTGATTCAACTCAAGATTATGAATTATTATCACATTTAGCTGCTCAAACAGTTGAAGTTCACCACCCGATTGAATTAACGGGTATTGAGACAATTATTGTTACAGGTGATACTTTGACTATTGAAGATATTACTGAAGCTGAAGCTTTAGTTGCAACTGAAGGAGAAGATTCTTTATTAGGAGCTACAAATGGTGAGTATGTAACTATTTCAAATGCTGCATGGGTTGAAACTACTCCTGCAACACCTGCAGTTATACCGAATCAATCACAATTTTTTAATACAGGTACTCTTCCATTGGCAGTATCTTACGATTCATTAAACAACGAAACTACTATTATATGGAATCAAATTTTGGCAGGTGCTAATCAACAACTTAACGTTGGTGACTGGTTAGCAGGACCATTAAATGATGGAACAGATAACGCTGAAATAATAAGTATGACAGATGCAGGTGGTTCTGCTCCTACTACAATTATAGTAGCAGGTCCAATCCACTCACAGTACACTGGATTAGCTTCAGGACTTCCAGCTGCAGTATATGATGGTATTTATACTCCAGCAATGCCAGCTTTAGGAACTCTTACTTTAGATTGTACTGGAAACATTAGCACATCTTACCAAGCTTTATCAGGAACTACAAATGATTTTGAATTCTTGCATGTGACAAGCGGTAGAGTAAGTTTACATGAATTTGGAAACAACTACAATGGAGTAGTTACACCAGGATTAAATAACAGTACAAGTTTCACAGTTACTTATTTAACTTCAGGTCTTCCAAATGGATTTGCTTTTCCAATTGTTGTTGGTAACTATGTTGATTCTGCAACTAACGCTAGATTAGCAAGAGTTAATAGAATTTCTAAGAAAATTGTAGGTAATAATACTGTATTTGAAGTATTCACTGATATTACACCAGCATACAATGATAGAATTATCAAATCATTTGAAGCTGCTTCACCAGTTTACAAAACTTTCGTGTTGGCTAAAGCTGAAATCGGAGTTAAAAACTTAAGCGATTATTTATCAGTTCTTACAGGTGGTAATGGTTTATATGATGCATTAATCGACAAAGATATTATCGATTTTAGATATGTTGTAGATACATTTACTTCTTATGACGTAAACGGAATCAATAACAAGTCAAATCTTTCTCAATTGGCTAAAGACAGACAAAATGCTTCAGCAATCTTAAATGCACCAACAATTGAAGATTTCAAAAAATCTACAGACCCATCATTCACAGATGAGAATGGAGTATTTAACACAGTTTACGTAACAACTGGAGGTAACCAAGATAAAAATCCAACTAAAGTGTATGCGTTACCTAGTATTAATGCAGGTGCAAACTATGCATTTTACTACGGTCCAGGATTAATTGTATCTGATAATGGTAAAGACATTATCGTACCACCTGCGGCTTACGTATCTAATAACTTTATGGACAAATATACATCTGCACTTCCATGGTCAATCGTTGCAGGTCCAAGACGTGGAGTTGTTGCTGGAACAAACGTAAAAGGAGTTGAATATTCATTTGACAAAGATGATAGAGATAACTTAGAACCATTTGGAATCAACCCAATCGTATTCCAAAGAGGTGTAGGTTTAACAATCTTAGGAAATAAAACTGCACAACAATCTATTAAATCAGCACTATCTTCAGCACATGTAAGAGAGGCATTGATTTATATCCAAGATGGTATGGCAAACATTCTTAAGGACTATGTATTTGAATTTAATAACTCACAAACCAGATTAGAAATTAAAACATTAGCGGATGCATTCATGGAAGGTGTTAAACAAGATGGTGGTGTTTACGAGTTCAGAAACATTATGGATACGACTAACAACACTAATGAGGTTATCGATAACAACATCGGAATCATTGACACTTATGTTGAGCCGGTTAAAGGTTTAGAAATTGTAGTTCACAGAACAACAATTTTAAATACTGGAGAAATTCAATCTGGTAACCTAGGTTAATAAGATATATAAAAAAATAAAAATTAATAAACATGGCTTTACCACATTATTCACAAGACCAAACGTCTAGAAAAGGTAGAAACTTCGAACCAGTTCAAGGTAATTTATTTGAAGTTACAATCTTACCTCCAGCTGGAGTGTCTGATGCACCTTTAATGCTTCAACATATTAACTCAATCAGCGGATTAGATTTACATAAAGAAGTTGCGGCAGTTGAACAAAAATATAAATTTGCTACAAGATCTTTTGCAGGTATGCCTGATGGTACTGCAGTTGATGTTACTGTTAACTTTTCATTAAACTTAAATGAAGCTAATCAAGCTTATTTATATAAATCAATGAGACAATGGTATCATAAACAATACGATCCAACTACAGGTTCTATGGGACTTAAGAGAGATTATGTTGGAACTATCGTTGTTGTTCAATTCAACCGTGCCGGAGACATTTTTAGAACTGTAACTCTTGAAGATTGTTTAATCACTTCAGGATTAGGTTTTACAAATGATTTAGGATATGATTCAGCAGATGCAGCTACTTTAGAAGTAACTTGGAGATGCGACGCATGGAAAGAAGAATTAGCATAAATCTATTTCATATAAAGGGAGGTAGTTGGTAAGATTATCTCCCTTTTTTTATGAAACAAAAACATAATATAATGATAATATAATATATTAAATCTAAATGGATAAATTGACGAAAAAATTACAGGTGCTTCTATCAGAGGAGGAAGTATCTTTAATTAACAGAATTATCCTTAACGAAGCAATTGAAACTGGGGAAAGACCAATTTCAATTTCTGCATTTATTAGGGAATTAATTAGACAAGAAATAGAAAACAAGGTAAAAGATGACAAGCCTTTTGAGAAAATTGACATCAGAAAACTTAAAGACAAATAATTTATGAGTAACGAAAACGAAATGAATTTAGAAGACCAATACAAAAATTTGGTTGAATCTAGTGAAGCAACTCAGGAGAATCAAGAGAACCATAATAACTTAGGTAAAGTTGATATGAACCGTTTTGCAACACAAAAAGCTGAAACAGCAGATTTTCACTTGGGATATCACACAATTCCTACGATTTCATTACCTTCCGGCGGTATGTTTTATCCAGAAGGAACTGAAATTTCTATTAGATCTGCAAAGGTTGCAGAGGTAAGACATTTTTCAACAATCGATGAAACTAACGTATTGGATATTGATGAAAAATTAAATCAAATTGTCGAATCATGTATTAGAATCACATGTGCCACTAAAAGATTATCTTACAAGGATATTCTTGAAGAGGATAGATTCTATATTATTTTATCAATCAGAGAATTAACATTCCCTGAGCCAGAATCTTCTCTTAAAGTTGAGCATACTAGCAAAAAAGGAGAGAAGCATCAAATTGAAATTAAAAAGGATTATTTTCAATACTTTAAAATTCCAACAGAATTGGACAAATACTATGACAATGATGAGAAAACTTTCATGGTAGAAACTAAATCTTTTGGTACAATTTCAATGCGCCCACCTTCAATCGGTGTTATGCAAAAAATCACATCTCATATTAGAGAAAAACAACAACGTGGTGAAAAGGTAGACCAATCAGTTCTACAAATTATTCCTTACTTACACCATGACTGGAGAGGATTTAATGATAAAACTCTTTTTGATTTTGAAATTGAGTTAAACGGATGGTCAAGTAAAAAATATAATTTAGTATATACGTTGGCAGAAAAGATGAAAATCGGAATCCAACCAAATATGCTAGTACAACTGGGGGACGAGGAGGAAGAGGTTCCCATTAACTTTCGTGACGGCATCAAATCTCTTTTCATTGTTCAAGATATCGCTGGAGAACTTCTTTAAGACTAAATTTCACATTTATCTTAAATTACGTATTCAGCCAAGTGAACTTGAAAATTTGGAATATTATGAATTTCATTATTTAGTGAAAGACTTAATTGAACATATTAAGGCAGAGAATAAACAAAATGAAGGCCAACAGGATGCAACATCAAATATGATGGGCAATATGAAAATGCCAAACCTGAAAATGCCAAACATGAAAATGCCGAATTTAAAATAATACTAAAAATTAAGGGTCCTGATGGACCCTTTTTTATTTTAGATATATACCTATAGATATATCATAATAAAAAAATATTGTTCACGTGACCAATAACTCAAAACAACTTTCAATTTTAGCTTCTCCTTTACAGAGAATTGCAGATGCTACAGAGGCATCATCTAATTTATTGACACAAATCAATAATGTGGTTTTAAGTACAAATACTTATGCACTTGAAACTGTACAGGAACTTAGAAAGCAAACATCAATCTTATTAGATATTAAAAGCATTTTAAAAGACCAAAATAAGTCTATTGAAAGAGGTGCTGGTGCAAAGGCTGGTCCAGCTGCTGGTAAATTTACACCAATGGCAGCAGAGGATGTTAAGTTGACTGCCCTAATGATTTTAGGTGTCGCTGGTGCCATTGTTGGTGCTGCATCAATATTTTCATTAATTCCAGTTATTTCAATAGGACAATTATTTACAGCGTTGGCGGTTGCGGGTATTTTTGCCCTAATAGCACCAGTGTTTATTAGAATTTCAGACACTCTTAGCAAAAATGCAAGCATGCTGGCAGGAACTAGCAAAGGTAAAATTAATCCAGCAAATCCAAATTCATTATTTCAAATAGCGGGAGCAACAACTCTTGCAATGATGTCAATTGCAGGTTCACTTGTTTTATCGGCTGCTATATTTTCATTAATGCCAGTCGTGAATCCAGTTCAATTATTAATGGCATTGGCGGTTTCAGTTATTATGATTCCAGCTGCGTTTGCATTTTCAATGATTCTTAAGGCAACTAAAGACCTTAAAACAGAACACTTGATATTCGCTGCAATATCAATTCCATTAATGGCACTTGGTATTGTTGGTGCTGCATTGGCATTTTCATTAATGCCTGCAAATCCAGTTGCACCAGATCCAATATGGGTACTTAAATCTGCACTTGCAATTGGACTTTATTCGGTTGGTTTTTATTTTATTATGAAAGCAATTAAAGGTGCAGAACTTAGAGATGTAATATTTGGAGCAATCGCAATTCCATTAATGGCACTTGGTATTGTTGGAACTGCATTTGCATTTATGTTAATGCCTGCAAACCCTGGAGCTCCAGATCCGTTATGGGTTCTTAAATCTGCGTTTGCAATTGGACTTTATGCTATTGGATTTTATTTTATAATGAAGGCTATTAAAGGCGCTTCATTACCTGAACTTATTTATGGAAGTATTGCAATTCCATTAATGGCACTTGGTATTGTTGGAACTGCATTCATATTTCAAGCGCTATCGAGTGTTGGTGAATATATTGCACCAGATCCAATGTGGGTTCTTAAATCAGGATTTGCCCTATTAGTATTTAGTATTCCTTTCTTTTTAGTATCTAAAGCAATTAAAGGAATGGGAGTAAAGGAATTGATATTTATGACATTAGCAATTCCAATCGTCGCGTTTGGAGTTCTTGCTACTGCATGGATTTTCCAAGGACTTTCAGGTATTCAATACTTTGCACCTGAGGCACAATGGACACTTAAGGCAGGATTATCATTAGCAATATTTGGATTAAGCTTATTCTTAATTGGTAAAACCGTGGGACAAATGTCGTATGGTGATATGTTAAAGGCACTTGTTGGTGTTGTGGTAACTGCGTTTGCCCTAATTGCAACTGCTTGGTTATTTCAACTATTACCTGGAACAATGATAGCACCTGAATATGATTGGACATTAAAGGCATCATTAGCACTTGGTGTTATGGGAGCTGCAATCGTTGTAATGGGAATAGCGGTAATGGCACTTACACCAGCTGGACTTTTATTAGGAGCACTTGGTATTATTATAGCAGCAGTTGTAGTTGTTGCGGTTGGATGGATTTTATCTGCACTTGCCCCTGCAATGCCAGCATTGGTAACAGTATCACAAGGATTAACTCAAGCACTTTTAACTCCAGTTAATGGAATCATCGATGTATTTGCAAGATTTAAAAATGAGATTGGTATTGAAAATATGCTTGGTCTTGCAATTGGTGTTGCAGCATTAGGAGGAGCTTGGCTTTTATTCTCGGCTGCAATTGGTGGAGCAAGTGTTGTTGGAGGAATCGGAAATGCAATTGGAGGATTATTTGAAGGTATTGGAAAACTATTTGGTGGAGACCAACCATCTCCAATTGAAATTCTTGAAAGAATTGCAGCCGTTGGTCCAAAGATTCAAACTCTTGCAGGTCCATTGATTAATGTAGGTAAAGGATTCTCTGCAATTAACGTTGCTTCAGGTGGAGTAATTAAAGCATTTAGTAAAATTATTGAATTTAACGATGAGGTTGATGTTGATGACTTCAAGGAAAGAGCAAACTCAATTGTTAAAATCGCGAACTCATACCAGAAAATTGCAAATTCAAGTAAAGCAATGAATATTAAAGCAATTTATGCAACTACAAATATGTTTAAGGCGCTTGATGATTTGGCTAAAAATGGAGGTGCTTCAGCAATGGGAGTACTTGCTGATAAATTAATGGAGGCAGTAAAACAATTAACAGGTACTGTAACTAACCTTGAAAAATCAGTTGAAAAACAAGGTAAGGCAACAAGTGGAATTGGTGATGCACTTTCTGGAGCAATCGATACCGTAAAAGAAACGGTAACAGGTGTTAAGAAAAATGTTGATAAAATGAATAAAGATACTAAAGCTGCTGCAATTGATTTACAACCATTAATTGATGCTATTGCAGATCTTGAGTCAAGATTTGATAGAGCAATTAAGATTATTGATGTAACCAATGAAATGAAGTAAACAATTTAACTTATTCATATATAATATCTAAACTTAAATTTAAAATCATGAAATACCTTTATTTTAGTGCACCGTGGTGTGGACCATGTAAAATGCTGGCTCCTAAAATGGAACTAGTGGCCGAGGCAGACATTACTGTTGAAAAAATCCTAGTGGATGATAATGCAGAAATGACGCAGAAGTTTGGAATCAGAAATATTCCAACAGTAATATTAATTGATGAAAACGAAAATGAAATCGAAAGATTCGTAGGAGTACATGATGTTGGATTCTATCTTGAAAAATTTGAGGAGCATGCAAACTAGAGAATCAATTGTTCAAAGACTATTTAGCGAGGGACTAATAACAGCAGAAGAGGCTGTTGTTTTACTAAAGACCGAGGTTACAAAATGGCTACCAAGTCCAAATCAAATACAACCATGGATTGGACCAGGCCCTGGAACTGTACCATATCAGCCTTATTATCCAAATCAACCGATTCAACCAATTAATGTACCTTATTGTGATTGGCATACTGGGACAGGAAATCCAAATCCAGTAAGTTTTACAACAACATATACCTCCCCAGGTATTAACAAAAATTCAACAGACAAATAGTGAAAAGATTTTCATTATATCTTATATTGATTGTAGCATTTTTATCGCTTGGAATTACTTCTCCAACCTATAAGAATGTTACAATCAATAATAGCGTTTATAGTGTAGTTTACTCACAAGATTTTGAACAACCTATTGAAGTTAGGTATACTGTAGAATGTAATAAAAATTCAAAGAAGTATTATAGCCGTAAAGGTATGGATTTCTATGAGGTTAAAGGCATTCATACTTCAAATAATGCAGACTACTATAATAATGTATGGGACAAGGGTCACATGGCACCCGCAGCAGGCTTTAATTGCAACTACGAGAAGCTAAAACTTACATTTTCTTATGTGAATTGCGCTCTTCAGCACCAGGACTTAAACAGAGGTGCATGGAAGGAACTTGAAGCATACGAGAAGGAACTTGCGATTAATAATGTTGTTACAATTGTAATTTATGTTGATTTCTCAGAATCATCCAGATTGCCTTCAGGCGCAATGATTCCAACTGGCTTTAGTAAAATTATCTCATTGAATGGAAAAAAGTTTAAGTCCTATTATTTTCCAAATCAATCAATTAAGTCAAATTACGAAAAATATTTAGTAAAAAAGTTCTAAAATATTTTTTTGTTTCAAATATTTTGTTTATATTTGCTATATAAATAAACAAGATGGAAAATAACAATCAAAATAAAAAGCTTACAAAGATTAACATCACACTAGAGGAATGGTTTGATGCGTTAAAGGTACCTGCCCCATATCGAAATAAAAAGAAGTACTACAGAAAAGAAAAGCACAAAGGAAAGTCTAAAGATTGTTAATAACTTTAACAAAAAATTAACATAAAAAGTTTTTAGGATTCAAATGGTTTGATTATATTTACATATCAAATTAAAACAATATAATTATGACAACCACAACTTATATTTACGAAACAAGCAAAGGAGTAAACCGCGAATCATTTACATCAAATGGTTATGTAACATTAGAAAGAAATGGTTTACATGTTTACGAACATCATTTTGGAAGTTTGGCTATTAAACTACAAGAACAAATGTTAGTAAATGAATTAGAATCAAGAAATATAAAATATACTTTAATAAAAAATTAACAATAATTAATATGAAAGTAATCTATATGGAGCAAACGCTAAACTTAATGGCAGCTCAAGATTTAGAAGGGGTTAAAGCCCTTGTTTCCACAGGAATTGTGAAACAAAAAGAATTTGGAAACTATTTAGTAATTGAAACAAAATCATAACAACAAATATAATTAACATGGAAAGATTATCAGAAGGATTAGGATTAATTTTAGGTGGAATTGCACTTATTATTTTCGCAGCAGTAATATTGGCGTTGCCAGTACAATTATTATGGAATGGATGTTTAGTTGATGCAGTAGACGGAATTCACCCGATTGGATTTTGGCAAGCAATGGGACTAAATTTCCTATTCTCAATTTTATTTAAAGCATCTACATCTTCAAATAAAAAATAATGACCCGAATTAACACAGGTATTCGAGCAAAGGAATTGCCAGACAAATTATTATTGGCTGAGCTTAGAGAGATTAAACGAATCCCAAATGTTATTTCAAAAGGAAATTATCGGCTTGAAGGTATACCTGATGAGTTTACACTTGGAACAGGCCACGTTAAATTCTTTTATAATAAATTAGAATATTTATTGGAAAGATATAATGAACTCAGAGGTGAAGCCTTGAAACGAGGGTTTAATGTAAGTGACTTTACGGAGGCATGGTCTAATGTGCCTCCGGATTTAATGAATAACTATACCGAAACACAAAGGGATAGGGAAATTCTAATCGAAAGAATTTCAGAAAAGGGATTTGAATTATTAAACTAAATATTATGTTTCTTTATTTTTTAATGGGTGCTCTATACACTCTATTTACATTATGGGTCAATGATTATGTGATTAAAAATGGAGGAGATGAAAAGGATAGAATTACTCATACCGAATCATTAATCCTATTTTTCTTATGGCCAGTGTATGTGTTATTAATTATCGCATATCTTTTGAAACATAATGATAGTGAAAAATAAAACCAATATATAATATTCTAAAACACTTTATATGAAAGGAAAAATAGCATTAGTAGGTGCTGCAACTTCAGGCAAAGACTATTTAAGAAAACGATTTATGAATCGAGGCTTTGTGTATGGAGTATCTTGTACTACTCGTCCTCCTCGCCCTGGGGAAGTACATGGTGAAGATTACTATTTCTTGACCGACGAGGAATTTGAAGCAAATATTGAACGTGGACAATTTGTTGAATGGCAAGCTTTCAATGATTGGAAGTATGGATTAACAATCGATGAATTTAATAGATGCGATGTGATGATTTTAAATGCTGAAGCAGTTGAATTACTTGCCGATGAATATAGAAATCGTTTATTTGTAATCTATTTAAACATTCCAGAGGAAATCAGAAGAGCCAGATTACATCAACGAAACGACAAAGACGATACTATCGAACGTAGAATTCAGGCGGACAATGAACAATTCGGAAACTTTCTGAATTATGATTGTATAATAACTAACGAAAACTTTTAAAATAAAAATCAAAGATGGCAAAAACAAAATCATTAAAAGACTTAAAAGACCTTAGAGCTAAATTGGAGGTTGAAGTAAATGAATTTCAAAAAGAATTGGCTGAAAGAGAATATTCAGTTGACATTGAAAATGCAGCAAATTTAAATGCAATTCTTACTCAAATCGACAAAAGTTACGAGTGGAATATTAAGAATGCAGCTTTCTTGATTAATTTATACGATTCTTTACAAGACCAACGTAAAATTAACTTGAATGCTAAGGAAAGTGAAAAAACAACTACAGTGTTATTGAATAGCATGCAATTAAACACATTGTACACTGTATTAACAAATATCAGTGGTGTTGGAATTGAATCAGCACGTAGATTCACTAAATTGTTAACTAATGTGGGTGCTCAAATTACAAATGCACTTAACGAAATGGCAGATAACAACAAGTCTATTCAACAAAGACACGTTGAATTGGCTGAATTGGATTTGGAAATCGAAAAAGCTTCAAAACCAACAGTAGAGGTTGAGCCAGTCTTAAAAAATTAATTGATATGAAATTAGCAAGTAAATCTAAAAAACGTTTAGATCTGCTAGAAGCTATTCAGGATGGTATCACTACCCGTGATATTTTCGAAACAATTGACTATAAATCACAGAGTGAGGATAAGATAAAGCAATTTATCTATCCTCACCTTTTAGAACAATTGACAGATTATATTTCTGAGAAAAAAGGTTTTAGTAGAGGTCTTGCCAAAGAAAAGGCAAGAACTATGATTAAATGGGAGGGTAACGTTAACACAACAGTTAAGAACATCCAGTTTATGGGAACTGCGAATCGACCTGATATGACTGTTGAGGGTGAAGGTGTTACTATTGCAATTGAATTTAAAAAGGGTGATAGAGGTTCAGCTCTTCGTGAAGGATTTGGACAATCTATAATCTACTCAACTGCATATGACTTTGTGATGTATATGTTTATTGATACATCAATTGACAGTAAAATCGTAAATGGTTCTACTGCAGTAAATGAACAAAGATTTTTGCAAACTCTTTGGGACAATTTTAACATTAAATTTGCAATCGTATAATGAAGGTATTCGTCACATCTAATCAACAGTTTGGAAGAAAGGGTGCTATTAAAGCATATAAAAGACCATTCATCGATATTGAGGACATGAATTTACAATTAGTAGAAGCATGGAACTCAGTGGTTTCTAATGATGACATTGTATATGTTTTAGGTAACTTTGCATGGGACCCAGAAACATTAGAGGTGATGACCAATGCATTAAATGGAGACATTATTGTAATTTCAGGAGAATATGACAAGGCTGCAAAGGAATTGGCAGAAAGCCTTGGACTATTGGACATTGAATATTTACATAATGCAATTGAGTACCACCCTGAAATTAATGCATCGCTATCATATTGGCCATTAAGCGAATGGCAAGGAAAGGCTAAAGGTGCCTATTCGATTATTGGCTATCCAGATAAAAAATACTTGACAGACCACAAGAAAAAATTAATTAATTGTGCCTGCGACCTATGGGACTTTAAACCTGTGGAGATAGAAAAGGTAATCGGTCTATTTGAGGATGTTGTTTCATAATTGTTAATAACTTTGTGAAAATAAATTGAAAAATATTTTCACAAGTCAAAGTTTATAGTTATATTTACATTATAATTAAAAAACAAAACAATCATTATGAAAGCAAATCAAGTTTTAGCAGCAATTACAGAAGGTAAATTTTCAGATGCAGAATTACGTCAAATCAATGAGGTTTTAGTTGCTCGTTTAAAGGCTAGTCGCCAAGTTAAAAACGCAGCAGCAAAAGCCACATTATCAATTGGAATGAAGGTTATTGTTAACCATCCTAAATTGGCAAATCGTGAATTTATCCTTACTGAAATTAAGCGATCTAAAGCTACTGTTCGCCCAGAGGGAGATATTTTTGGAGGTTATAATGTTCCACTAAGTTTAGTTGAAACAATTTAACAAAAAATTAACAAAAATATTTTCACGGGTCAAAATTAATAGTTATATTTACACTATAATTAAAACACAAATTAAACATATCACATTTATGCCAAGTTACAGAGAATTAACCGAAAACTTTTTACAAACACGTTCAGAATCAGATTTTACTGCGCTATTTTACAAGGTCAAACCAGGATTAACATCTTATATTAACAAAATTGTTAAAGATAAAGAGGTTTCAGAGGATATCGCAATTAATACTTTGACTAAGTTATGGACTAAAATCGACCAATACGATCCACAATATCAAATCACAACTTGGCTTTACCGTATTGCATTCAATGATGCGCTTGGTTATATTAATAGTCGCAACAAAAAGACATCACTAGATGCACTTGCTGATTTTGGTGTTGAAATTAATGAGGCTGGTGAATTTACCACAGGTTTGCAAGGTGCTTTTGAAGAGTATGAAATGAAAACCGAACAAGATTTCATTGATGAGGATAACGAAACCATGGAAACTTATGGTAAAGCGTTAAAGGCAATGGAAAACCTTAAGGAAATGTATAAAGGCATTGTAATCGATCGTTTGATTAATGAAATGAAGTATGAAGATATTGCTGAAAAATACAATCTTCCGCTTCAAACTATCAAGAATCGAATTCGTAGAGGAAAAGCAATCATCGAAGAAACTATTGCATAATGGTAGTTGTAGTTTATAGAAAATCAGAAAGCTCAAAGAAAAAATACATGATAGTATTTCCTGAAGAGCAAAATCCAGACAAATTAATTAATGGTAGGGCACGAAAGCCATTAATTCCAGATAACTATATTATTGACGAGATTGGTATTGGTGAAAGATTTATTGAGGACTATAAAAAACAATACAAAATAAAAACGCACGAAATAGCATAATTTTTAACCTGACATTTTTACATGTCAGGTTTTTTGTTTATATTTACATTGTAATTAAAAATTAGAATATATACAATATGAAAGCAATAATGACATTTGAAAAATACACAACCTATGCTGAATTAAGTAAAGGTAAGTGGGGTTCTCCTGAAGAGATGTTGGAGGACGCTAAATTTGTTCTTGGAAGGATATTACCGACCAATGATGAAAAATGGATTAAAAATATTGAAGACCAATCCACAAATCAGGGTATTAAATTTCAAGTAACTTTGGATGGTGGTGATGTGATTCATATGTACATGATTTCAAAATGGAGAATGAACATGGACTCGTGGGAATTCTATTTAAATAAAAAGAAAATCAAAGTAAATGATTTAAGACAAGCATTAGAGGACAAACATATGACTGCCCTTGAAAAATTCTTAAAGTATGCATTTTCATATGATTTCTATGCACAATACATTGATAATGGAGCTCAATACAAGAGAGCAACCTCAAACAATGATGCAATCGAAAAGGAATTTAAAGCCTTAAGTTCTGCTGATAAAAAGAAAGCAATTGAAGCTTTAGAAACAAAATTCGGTAAAGAAGAAGTAGCCAAAGTTTTTAAATAAATTGTTAATAACTTTAACAAAAATTTAACACTCCAGATTTTTTAGTCTGGAGTTTTTTGTTTATATTTACATTATAATTAAAAATAAAGATATGGAACAATATGTTAAAGTAATTCACATTACTGATGAAACCACTGAAGATAGTTTACACTATGTAAAACACCATGAACTTGGAATTGACGATGAAATCGAGGTTAGTGAAATCCGCGAAGGAAATCCAAATGTATTTACATCTCCAATACGTATCGATAAAATGTTGGATATGTTAACATCAATGGTACGTAGAGGATGTACGCACATTGCAATGGATTATCACTGTGACCATGATGGTTATGATTTCTCTGGATTTGAAATTAGATGTGCAACTGAAGAAGAGGCCTTGGAACATATTGCAAAGGAGAGTAATCGAAAAGAACTTGAAAATCGTAAGGCACAATTAAGAAAGGAATTGGCTGAGTTAGAAAAGTCCGGAATGGAGAATATTAAAAAGGATTTTGAAGATTTGCCATTCTAAATTGTTAATAACTTTGTGAAAATAAATTGAAAAAAGTTTTCACAGGTCAAATATTATAGTTATATTTACATTATAATTAAAACAATAACATTATGAAAACGTTTAAAGTATTAGATTTTCAAGAAGCAGATAGTTTAACAGTTGGTTCATCCAATAAAGGTTATATAAATGCAACGTATGGTCAATTGATAGCATCACTAGGAGAACCTACGTATGACGAACCGTCTGGAGATGATAAAGTTCAAGTAGAATGGGTTGTAGAATTCAATGATGAAATATTTACAATTTATGATTGGAAAACGTACTCAAGAGAATACACTGAAAACAAATTAATGGAGTTTAATATAGGTGGTAAAACATATGCTGGAGATTTTATTGATGCATTAGATGCACTTATTAAGTCTAATGTTAAATCATTAAGTTAATGGACAAGGACAAAGAAACAAATTGGATAATCCTTATAATACTATTGACAGGATTTGCTTTTGGATTTATAGTTGCTCAGGCAATATATGATAAAAGACCAATTACAGAAGAAGATTACAGAGAATCACAAAAAACAGAATGGTATGAATAAAGTACTTTACATAGTAAGAGGTTTGCCTGGAAGCGGTAAATCTACATTTGCAAAAATTTTAACAGGCGGCTCAGGTCCAACGCATTATGAAGCCGATATGTATTTTATGCAAGATGGAAAATATAAATTCGATGCATCAAAACTTAGATTTGCACATGAATGGTGCAAAGATAGGGTACTTATGGATATGATGAAAGAGGTACCAGCCATTGGGGTTTCAAACACATTTACCCAAGAGTGGGAAATGCAAGCATATATGGATTTGGCAAAAGAGTATGGCTATACTGTATTTACAATCATCGTAGAAAACAGACATGGAGGTGTAAATGAACATAATGTACCCGATGAAGTATTAACTAAAATGAGAGATCGTTTTGAAATTAAATTGTAATGTATAAACCATTTAGTATTGCTGACATCAGGGACATTGAGTTGCTTGAAGAGAATATACACAGAGAAGCTTCTGCAATTTGGGAGAATGTAAATTTACGTAGAAACAGAAACTTTGAAGAGCTCAAATCATCTGTGCGACAGGGAAAAATCGCAGAACAATGGTTAATTGAAAATCATGGTTTCACACAGGCAAGAATTAAATATCATGATGTGGTTAATCCAGACCGAGAATATGTCGAGGTAAAGGCATATTCATATGGAGATATTTTTGCATCATTTGTACAAAGAGACTTACAGAAGTACAAAGCTGCAAATTGGTCACAGGCAAAATGGTATGTGCTTTTTAATTGCGTAAATGGTGTTTATAATCACATGGCAACTGTTAAAATTAAATAAACTATTTAAATCAATAAATTATGTTAAACAGGAAAAAATTGGCAACTGTAGAAGAGTACATTGCATTAATTTCAAAGGACTATCAATTTAATCCAAACCATCCAGATTATTGTGGATTTATTAATATTGACACAAATTCTGCATTTGAATTAGGAGGTGTAGATTTTAGAGAAGTTGCGCAAAAGATTGCAATGAATCCTGATGCATTTGAGAAAACAGCAAACAAATATGGTTTAACGATCTCATCTGCATATGAAGATGAAATAATTTTTGCAGAATTGAGCCCAAAACCAAAATTAAACCAATTGTACTAATGAAACTATACACAGAAAAACAGGTTAAAGAATTATTAGATACACAGAAAGGTAATTGTTACGTTGCAGTTTTAACTGAAACCAAAGATGAGAAGGTTTCAGTTATTGCAGGCTCAGCACCATATCCAGGAGGAGATCAGTTCGATAAACTATATGGAATCGACCCTGAACAATTACTAATTGAGGACTTGGCAGATAATGAACTTTCATTAAGATATGAACGCTTTAAAAAGGATCTTGCATACTCAAAGGAAAAATACAATGAATTGGTTCCAATACTTAATGAAAGAATACAATTGATTGATGCGTTAAAGGAATTAATTGTTGGACTTGCATCTCAAGGAATGTCAACCCTAAATGCTGGTAATGATTTAAAGATTGCTGTCGATGAATTGAAGCAATATAAGGAAACTGCAGATAACTTCATGAAACAAATCAATGAAAATAAAAAATTGATTAAGGATTATGATGATTGGTCTGAGCGTAAGTTATTTATGCACTGGAAATATTTAACACATTTTAAAGTTGTTAAAGAGGATTGGATAACATGGAAGGCTCAACATAAGGGCATAATAATATAAATAAAAGAACCCGCTACAAAACGAGGCGCCAAATTAATTTCGACTTGTACAGTCTGGAAGGTCAGGCCGGGTTCAGGGGTCAAGTAATACGTAATGGCAAAATGGTTATGTCATCCTTAATGGTTGTATTGTTGTAGGTTCGAATCCTACCTTGACTACTCTAATTAAGCTAGTTTATGAACAGCCTTTGAGGTGGGATGCTCTCATTATAAACGGAAGTCAGGTGGCGGAATGGTAGACGCATTGGGTTCTCTGCCCGATACCTTTGTTAAGGCAAAAAGCTTACAGGTTCGAATCCTGTCCTGGCTGCAAAAAAATTAAATTATGGAACAAAAAATAAGCAAAGAAACCGATGAGTTTATTGATAAATTAGACCATCTATGTTGGGAACATCACTTTGAAATTTGGCCAACTGACACCATCAATAAAAGAAATGAAGATGGTTCATATCCTACATTTACTATCCATAATATGAGTACCGGTGAAAAGGTGAAGCTTATATATGTCGATGGTGACGGAAGAGGTAAATAATTAAATAGTCAGGTGACGGAAAATGGTGTGACCTACCTAAGTGCAATGAGTCCGTTAATGGTTTATACAGGTTCGAATCCCGTCCTGACTACAAATATAGTGGATATATAATCTATGAAAAAGATTAAACTATTTGAAGAGTTTCTTACTGAAAAAACTCAGAATGCAGATTTACATAAGATTTATTTGGCAATAAATCCTGATAGTGGTCACCGATGGTGGTCATACAAGGACTTTGCTGGTGATAATTTCTTTATTCAAGTAACACTTGAAAATTATAAGGATTTAAATATTAATCCAGAATACCCTATCCTTACATACAATTCTAAGGTGACTCAGACCCTATTAGATGAAGGTCTAATCAAAAAGGAAAATGTTTACAATTTACCAGAGTTTATTAAACAATCTGGTTCTAAGGCAGAATTTCATAAATTGGTTGATGGAGATGAAAATATTCCAAAGACTGCACACAATGAAGAGGAAGCCCTAAAGATTGGTTTTCCATTAATTGCAAAACCAGCAGAAGGTCACTCTGGCTTAGGTATTCAAATCTTTAAAAATCAAGAGGATTGGGATGCTGCAGACCACTCGAAATTTGATGTGTATTCAGAATATATTGATAAAAAGAGTGAGCATAGATTAATTACATTTAAGGGCAAACCTTTCTTTTGGATGGAAAGATTACCAATGAATGATAAAGCAAAATCAGGAGAGGGTAAGGGAGACGAACAAATGATGTTTAAATACATTAAACATAACGTTGATAATATTCCAACCAAATTCAATGAGTTGGTTGAAAAGTTTGGAACGATCTTTAAGGACCTACCTTATATTTGTTTTGATGTTATGGAAGACCAGGATGGAAAGCTTTATATTATTGAAAGTAATAGTCAACCAGGAGTTCCATTTGATTCTACAATTCAGGCATATCGTGTTATTTTTGAAGACTTTTATGGTAAAAAGGTAAATGCTGAATGTGATAAAAAACTTTTAGAATTGTCAAAATACATGTGTAATAAAACCCTTGAACTTGACCCAAAAAGATTTGAAATTAAAGACTAATGGAAAGAATTAAATTATTTGAAGAGTTCATTGCTGAAAAACTTGAATGGAAGGATTCAGATGCACCTGACGCAAATGGTAGGTTTAAAGAATTATCAATCAAAGATTTGGCTGCCTGGTTAATTAAGACAAGAGACAAAGATTTAAGAAAGATAACAGGTTCTATCAATCAACAAATTGCATTTAATAAAAATGACGATAAAGAGTATGTTGATAAAATGGAAAAGGTTCGTCAAGAAGTTTATAAGCAACTTGGTAGAGAGGATTTAATGGAATCTTTAAATGAAGCTGAGGAAACTTATAATGATTATCCTGCGGCCGCCAAAAAGAACGCTAAACAGGCACTTGAATGGAGAGATAAATATGGCCGTGATGAGGTAGATGCAGGAACTGCAGTTGGTTGGCAACGTGCAAATCAATTGGCAAAGGGTGAAAAACTTTCAGTTGATGTAATTTCTCGCATGGCACAATTTAATCGTCATAGAAAAAATTCAAAGATTGCACCTGAATTTAAGGAGACTCCATGGAAGGACCGAGGATATGTTGCATTTTTAATTTGGGGTGGAGATGAAGGAGTTGATTGGGCAATCGAAAAAATGAAACAATTAAAAAAATAATTTCAACATGGAAAAAACGTTAGGAATCATTAGACATGCACTAACCTTTATTGGTGGTATCTTTGTAACGGAAGGATATGTAACCGAATCAGAAATGAATTTGGCTGCAGGTGCAATTGTAACATTGACTGGTGTTATCTGGTCAATCGTTAGCAAAAATAAGGCAAAGGTTGTAGATATTTCAGAATAATTTT